GCAGAGGTAGTGATTCCTGTTGACGTACCAGTGACAGGTGTGGCTGCTACAGCTTTTGTCGGTGACGGGACTCCTGTTGTTGTTATAGGTTCTGCTGTTGTTGTACCAACGGGTATAGCTGCATCTGGTATAGTTGGGACGGTTAACGTATGGGGTCCAATACTGCCTGATCAAACCCCCAGTTACCAAGCAGTTAGCACTTCACAAAATCCTTCGTGGACAGAGATTGCCCCAAATCAAAATGCAGGTTATGATGACATCGCAGCATAGTGGATTAGAACATGGCTACATATACAGATATTAATGGCGTGAAGCTTATAGATACTGGCGACGAAGCTGGTACATGGGGATCAAGCACCAACGTGAACCTGCAGATTTTAGAACGCGCTGCTAACGGATTTACGCAGCTTACCCTTACAGGGACGTCCTCAAATTTAGGAGATTCTACAGGCACTCCATCCGCTGCTGATTCAGGTAATTTTAAAGCTATTGAGTTTGTGAGTAGCACCTTAAGCGCGTTACATACCATCACTATTGTCCCAGCAGATCATGCTAGAGTTTATATGTTTTTAAACAGTACGACAGGTGGTCAAAGTGTTAAGTTGCAACAAGGTAGTGCCACAACTACAGTCACTATAGCCAATGGCGATGGCGCTATTGTTTTTTGTGACGGGTCTGACAATGTAACTGATCTAACTGCTACGTTTAACGTGTCAACAGTCATCACTGCATCACAACCAAATATTACATCCTTGGGTACACTCACAACGCTTACTGTTGATGACGTAACTATCAATGGCGATGTTATATCTGCTTCTACTGATTTATACCTACGACCTACGGGTGATGATGTATTCATGCAGGGTATTACATCAGGTGAACAACTTAGGTTTAATTTAGGTAGCACTAGTCAAGCTATTAAAGCATCTGACACGTTGGTTTTAACTTCTGAATCTGGTAGCATTAATCTTAATGCTGAAAATGGTTTAATAAATCTTCAAGATAACACTAATACACGGGGTTATTTAGATTTAAACACTACTCAAACCATAAAATTATTTACTGCATCAGCAACACTTAACACAACATTCAGCGGTGATGATTTAACCACAGCAGGTAATATAACGGCTGGTGGAAATGTAATCATAGCTGATGGAGGCAACATAGGTTCTGCTACTGATACTGATGCCATAGGTATTACTTCAGGTGGTATTGTTTCTATTTCTGCAACCACTGCTAGTTCCAGTTCATCCACTGGTGCTTTAACAGTAGCTGGCGGTGCAGGTATTGCAGCAGATTTATCTGTGGGTGATGATCTTCGGTTAGATTCTGACAGTGCTGTATTGAGCATAGGTGCTGATGCTGATTTACAAATAACACATAATGGCAGTAGCGGAGATTTTCAAAATAACGGTAATCTTGTCTTTGATGTGTCTGGAGACATCGACATTAGCGCGGGTAATGGCAGCATTGTTTTAAGTTATGGCGATACACCTGTTGGTACTTTTGGTTTAAACAACCAACATTTTGAAATAAGATCTAGAGTTCAAGACAAGCAAATGCAGTTTAAGGGGATGGATGCAACAAATGAAATCACAGCCCTTACTCTTGATATGGAAAACGCGGGGAATGCCAGCTTTAACGGCACAGTAACAGCCAATGCAGGTGTAGTCGTAGACAACATTACCATTGATGGAACTGAAATAGGTTTATCAAGTGGTGATCTAACAATTAAAGCCTCTGCATCGACTGGAGATGTTATTCTTGATGCTAATGGTGGTGATATTCAATTTCATGATGGTGGATCAATATTCGGACAAATAAGAAATGAAAGCTCAGATCTTATACTCAAGTGTGAAACATCTGACAAAGATATAATCTTTAAAGGTAAGGACGGTTTAGCAAGTGATTTAACGGCTCTTACGCTTAGTATGGCTAATGCTGGGGCTGCTACGTTTAACTCGACAGTAACAGCCAATGCAGGTGTAATCGTTGATAACATAACCATTGATGGACAAGAGATAGACGTGTCCTCTGGTGATCTCACGCTTGATGTTGCTGGAAGTATAAATTTAGAATGTGGTGGAGAAAGCTCTTTTATAAAATTAAGAGAGGGAACGACTGATAGATTAAATATTTCTTTTAGTAGTGGTAACGTATTGATGCGGTCCCAAACACATGGGGCCGATTTTGTTATACGCGCTGAAAATACGTCTGGTAGTTTAGTAAGTGTTGTTTGGGACCCAGATATGCCATCATGGAGGCCCAACGCGGATGATCTATACGATTTAGGCAATGGTAGTTATCGGTGGAGAGACATATACGCTGGTAATGCCACCATTCAAACTTCTGATAAAAATCTTAAACAAGATATTGAGTCTATCTCTGAGGCAGAAACCCGTGTGGCTAAAGTGCTTAAAGGGATGTTACGTAAATATCGTTTAATATCTTCTGTAGAAGAGAAGGGAGATGAAGCGCGTATTCACTTTGGTGTTATTGCCCAAGATGTTCAAAAAGCGTTTGAGGATGAAGGTCTTGATGCATTTAAATATGCCATGCTTTGTAAAACAACGTATTGGGAAACAGGAGTAGATGAGGAAAGAGTTGTATACAATACTGCAGAAGAAGCCCCTTCAAACGCGACAGAAAAATCGGTTTTAGCTGTACGGTATTCAGAACTTCTAGCATTTATTATTGCGGGGTTGTAAATGGCTTTTACAGATCTTCGTTTTAAAGCAGGCATAAACAAAGAAATTACGCCGTACTCTGAGGAGAATGGTTGGGTAGACTGCGACAAGATTAGATTTCGTTTTGGTTACCCAGAAAAATTAAATGGCTGGGTAAAAAATAGTGCTAGATCCTTTCTTGGTATATGCAGAGGCTTGCACAATTGGAGAGCGTTAAGTGGAGAATCTTTCTTAGGTCTTGGAACACAGGTAAAATATTACATCCAAAAAGGTTTAGATTTTAAAGATGTTACACCCCTTCGTCTTACTTCAACTGGGAATGTTACTTTTTCTGCTACTAATGGATCTTCCACTATAACGGTTTCAAATGTAGAGCATCGTTGTGTTGTTGGTGATTTTGTTACGTTTTCTGGAGCCGCATCTTTAGGCGGGAATATAACCGCTGCTATTTTAAATCAAGAGTATCAGGTCACATCTGTTGTAGATGGGAATACATATAAAATATCTGCACGTACTGTAAGTACAATTTCTAGTATTACTGTAGATGGGGCGTTAAGCCCAACTCTTGTAACCGCAAATAGTAGTGATACAGGAAATGGTAATTTTCAAGACAGCACCGTAGACACCACAAACGGCGATGCTACGTGTACAATGGATAGCACTTCTTCTCTTGTTGTTGGGTCTTCTATCTCAGGGACAGGTATCCCTGCAAATACTACAGTTGCCTCTATAACAGACGCTACCACGTTTGAGTTAAGCGCAAATGCAAACGCTACAAATACCAACATCACAGCGACTATCAATAGCACAGTGGCAGCGTATCAGGTTAGCGTAGGATTGAATACTGCTGTTCCCGGAACAGGTTGGGGCGCTGGATTGTGGGGCGGTATTAATAATGCTGCAAATCAGACAACGTTAAATGGGGCGATTACAGATGCCGCTGCTACAACGATCACGCTCTCATCTGCTGCAAGCATTGTCGCGGGTGACATAGTTATGATTGGTGAAGAGCTTATTCTTGTTGGGGGCATAAGTTCTGATGACATTACGGGGTGTACTAGAGGACATCAAAATACCGTAGCAGCTACACATGCTAATGGCGCAGTAGTTCGGTTAACCACTGGAAATTCTATAGCCGCAAATGATTTTAATGGTTGGGGTGAAGGAGTAAACACTGGTGTTTTAACTTCAACATCAGGATTGCGTATTTGGTCACATGACAATTTTCAAGAAGATCTTATTTTTAACGAAAGGCATGGTCAGATATATTTTTGGGACAAAACAAACGGTGTGGCAACGCGAGGTGTAGAACTTTCAACGTTAACGTTTATTGATTTTCTAGGTAACACGGTCCCTTGTACTTCAGTCCCACAGAAATGCTCTCAAATATTACTGTCAGACAGAGACAGGCATGTTATTGCTTTTGGTGCAGATGGTCTTGGTGCTACATCTTCAGCAACTAAAGGGAACGGTATTCAAGATCCTATGTTGATAAGATTTGCCAGTCAAGAAACTCCCGTTGATTGGTTTCCTACAGACACGAATACAGCAGGTGATCTTCGTATTGATGCAGGATCACAGATTGTTCAAGCTATTGAAACCCGTCAACAGATAGTGGTTATTACAGACGTTGCTGTATATGCAATGCAGTTCATAGGACCACCTTTCTTTTTTGGGATAAATCTAGTCTCATCTAATATAACTATAGCAAGCCCCAAAGCTGCCGTTGCTGTAAATGATATTGTTTATTGGATGGGTAGTGGAGAATTTTATAGTTATGGTGGTTCAGTACAAAGAATCCCCTGCACGGTAAAAGATTATGTCTTCGATAATATAGATAACAATCAAATAGAAAAAGTTGTGGCTGGATCTAATGTTTCTTTTGCAGAGATTTGGTGGTTTTATCCTTCTAGCGGATCGACTGAAAATGATAGGTATGTCGTTTATAATTACCAAGAAAATATTTGGTTCATAGGTAATTTAGGTAGAACCGCATGGTTAGATCGTGGTGTGGGTCCGTTACCCTTGGGTGCTGGTTCGGATTATTATTTGTTCAATCATGAAACAGGATCTAAAGCAGACACTGTTGCTATGACTTCGTTCATAGAAAGTGGAGACATGGATATATCTGGTGGTGATCAATTTAGCTTTATATCTAGAGTTATACCAGATTTAAAATTTAGAGAGTCTGTAGACGATGGGGCGACACAAGTGGATTTTATATTCACTGCTAAGAACGCTCCGGGTCAAGTTGCTCAAAGTACAGAAACAGATACTGTTAATAAAACTATATCAAACAGTGTCGGCGTATATACAAATCAATATCAAACACGGTTAAGAGGCAGGAGTTTTACTTTTAAAGTTCAATCGACAGATCTTAATGTGCTTTGGCGTTTAGGTACACCACGCATTGACATACGTTCAGACGGGAGAAGATAATGTCAGTATCCCCCGTACCCTTCTTTCCTGTCCCACCGCCTCAGTATTCACAACAATATCTTGCTGAGATTACTAGGGCATTTGCTACGTTTGCACAGCAAATCAACAATCCTGCTTTGGCAAAACCTGTTCTTATTGAGATTCCCACATCAGCACAAAGCGGTGATGAGGTTGGGACTGTATACGAGAGCAATACGATACTCAGGATTAAATCAGCAACCGCTGCAAATAACACAGCGGGTATACCTCTACCTCAATACACCGTAGCTTCTCTCCCTACTGTAGAGACAGGCACGTTGATCTATGTATCAAATGGTGCAGCGGGTAGTCCTGTTGTGGCCTTTGGTGATGGCTCAAACTGGCTGCGTGTTGACACAAGAGCAGCGGTATCCAGTAGTTAGGAGATTTAGATGACACACTCAATAATAGACGATTATAAGGTCTTCCCAAGGCTTATGATGCTTGTGGTTACGATCCTAACTTATCAGTCTGTGCATTGGTATATGGGCTTGGAATCTCCTACTAACGGTCAGGCAGGTCTGGTATCTGTGTGTATGGGCGCACTTACTGGTTGCTTTGGCATTTGGATGAATAAGGAGGCAAAGTGATGGCTATTTATACACAATCCGATTTTGAAAAAGACAAAGAACAGTATGGCAGTGCTTTCGACAGTCTCTATGAAAAAACCGAAGCGATGGGGGCTGGTGATAGTGTTAATCCTACCGCTATGCGTGCAGCGCTGGCTGATACACAACGTATGAATTTTTTAAAGGGTGGTGGCGATCCTGAAAATGACCCAAGCATGTTCGGGACTAATCAGGGTTTGTTTAATACGCAACAGTATGACACAGCTTCATCTAATCCTCTTTATAGGGCAGTGCAGCCACAAAACTTAAGATCGTATGATACTTATCAAGGATCTTCTGACCAAGAGGGCGCAGGTGGCTTTTTTCCTAGCCTTGCTGGACCGGGACCAAACCTTAACCCACAAGGTTTTTTAGGTAAAATGGCCCAAGTTACTCCGGGTATGAGAGAAGCTGCGGGTATGGGTTTAGCAAATATTGCAAGCGGCGGTGCTTTTGCAACTGATCGTAATAAGCAAATGCAAAACTTTTTAGACCAAGGATTTAGTCGAGATCAAGCACAGAGATACATTACAGACACAGAAAAAAATTTAGATAGGCAACGTTTAGCAAGAGCCATATACGGCTCTGAAGGAAGACCTACATCAGGTGGCACTAGGGCGACACAAGAAACTGCTGCTACGGGAGATCCAGATCCAGCCACAGATCCAAACTACATCCCACCTCATTTACGTTACCTTATGGAGCAACGGAGAAGAGGAGAGGTAGGTATTCCGCAACCAATGAATATGGGTGGGATCGTGGCGTTAGGTCCAGTGATGCAGCAACAGCAGTATGAGATGGGTAGGCAGATGGCTATGGGTGATATGGGGAAATCAGTATGATGGCATTACTTGGAAGTCTTTTAGGCTTCGGCACATCGTTCCTTCCAGAGATATTAAATTATTTTAAGGCTGGTCAGGAACATAAACATAATCTTGAGCGAATGCAGCTTGAAATGGATTTGATGTCAAAACGTGCAGAGTTAAAGATACAGATATTAGATAAAGAAGCAGACATCGCAGAAACAGAGGGGCTTTATAGTCATGATCAAGGACTTGATGGCGGGAGATTTGTCAATGCATTACGGGCTTCTGTTCGACCTGTTATCACTTATGTTTTCTTTGGTCTTTTTTGTGCCATCAAAATCACGGCGCTCATGGCTTTGATGAACTCCGGCGTTGATCTTGGTCGTGCGCTTTCTATGCTATGGGACCCAGAAACTTCGGCGTTATTTTCTGCCGTCCTCAGCTTTTGGTTTGGGGGACGTGCAATACAAAAATATATGAAGGTGAAGTCATGAGTTTATATGAAAACATTCACAAAAAACGCAAAAGTGGTAGAAAAATGCGTGCAAAGGGTGCAAAAGGGGCACCGACTCAACAAAATTTCAAAGACGCTGCACGTACTGCTCGTATCAAAAAGGGCGGCAAGGTAAAGAAAAAGTGATATGGGCAGCAATCTTTTTAGTATGTACAGAAGGAAATTGTATGTCCATAGGCAGTCCCGTGTTTCCAAACAAGGAAATGTGTGAATTGTCTATAAGTGCTTATGGGGTAAATATTGTGAGGCAACGTTATCCAAATTATAATATTATTTCTTGGCGGTGTGTAAAACTTTTTGGAGATGAAACAGATGTTTAAATTAAGCAGACGCAGCCTTGATAGACTAGAAGGCGTCGATTGGCGCTTGCAGGCGGTAGCAAAACAAGCCATCACGCTGACCAAGACGGACTTCGGTGTAATTCAAGGAATACGAACCCTTGAGCAGCAGAAAGAGTTGGTTGCAAAAGGCGCAAGTCAAACGATGAAATCAAAGCACCTTGAAGGCAAAGCTTTCGATATCATGGCGTATGTAAATGGTCGAGCGTCTTGGGAATTGAATTTGTATGACGATCTTGCTGACGCTATTAAAGAAGCCGCAATGATTGTAGGTTGTCCGATAAGGTGGGGTGCAGCATGGCACATAGATGACATTAGTAAATGGGAAGGCACAATGGAAGAGGCCATGAATGCGTATATCGACCTGCGTAGATCACAGGGGCGTAGACCTTTCATAGACGGTCCCCATTTTGAATTGATGGATTAGACGTTTAATGCTACAGTGAGACAGCTCTAGAGGTAAAATATGGTTCTCCCACTCTTATTTAGCTTTGGTTTACCCGCTCTTGCAAAAACGGCTGCGTTTGGCGGGGCGCTTAGTGGGTTGTCTGCTCCTATGTTAGCGGGGTTTGGTGCAGGGCTTGGATCATTTCTGCAGAGTGGCGATATAGGAAAGGGCGTACAGACAGGTCTGACTGCCGTGCTAGGTGGCAAACTTCTAGGCGGTCTTGGCGGGGCGCTTGGTGGACCACAGGCAACAGCTTCTGCAAATGCTCTTGCTTCAGGTACGGCTTCAACAGCGGCGGCCCCAGCACAAAATCTTTTTTTACAGCCCGTACTTGGTGAAAATTTAGCGACAACCATAGCTACACCGGGAGTTTTAGACACAGCTTTAATTGGTGCAAGCACTGCTGCTGGGTTAGATCGTGAAACCCCTAAAAGAAAAAAGGTAGATGTCCCTGACCCTCGACCTAAAATACGAGTACAAAACAAAAAACCAGATGATTATCAAGGCGAATTTAATTACTTCAACTACTATGATCCTGAAGACTATTTCAACCCACCCATAACAACGCAAAGAATGAGTATGGGTGGAATTATGTCTCTTGCTAGAGGTGGTGAAGTTGATGATATGCGTGAAGATCAGCTAATTCTTAATTCTATACGCGCAGTAAAGGGCGAGTTGTCTATAGAAAGTTCCAGAGAAGTGTTAGGTGAATTTTTAGAAAAATATGGAAAAGAAGCTTTAGAAGATCTTGTAGAAAAAACAAAATCTGGGGAGTACGACGACACAGTAGCTAGGTTTGCAAGAGGTGAAAAAGGCATGGTACGTGGCCCCGGTGATGGGTCAGGTGAAGATGATAAAGTGCCTGCTACATTAAACGGGACAGATCCTGTGCTTCTTACTGAAGATGAGTTTGTAATACGTCAACCAACACAAGAAGCGTTAACCAAAGCATTTGGTGGTGGTTTTTTAGATAAGGTTAATCAAGCCGAAGAGGACGCACCAAAAGTGCTTAAGAAAATGGTGGGGTAATTGAGAGTAAGTGCTGTTCCGAAAGAGACAGTCAAGTATATATGGAAGGATGTTGAACGGGTATTAGAAAAAAGTGTCGAAACAGCTATCGGAAAGATGCAGATGATAGATGTTTTAAAGGGAGTATTAGACGACACTTATGTTCTTTGGGTTGTATTTGAAGGTGATAATATCATTGCTGCTTTTACAACTAGAGTAATTATATACCCACAACGTAAAAGTATGGCACTTGATTGGGTAGGTGGAAGCAGAATGAAAGAATGGTTAGATATCGGTATGGAAAAAGTTGTTAAATTTGCTGTTCTTAATGACTGCCAACACCTAGAGGGCTATGGTCGTAAAGCATGGGGTCGTGCTTTAAAAAAACATGGGTTTTATCCAGAATACATTACCTACCGAATGGAGATAAACAATGGGTAAGGGCGCACCAGCTTCACAACAAACTAGTACAGGTCTCCCTGAATACGTTGACCCATATTTTCAACGGCTTCTCAAAGGTTCTGAAGAAGCTACAATGCCATATTACCCTGATGATCCTGAACTTTATGGTGATCTTGCAGGTGAGTCTACTTTCCAACCGTATGAAGGAGAAAGATTAACTTCTTCCGCAGATTACGGTGATATTACAGCTTCAAGAGACATGATCCGTAATACTGCTGGGGCTGGTATTCCGGGCATGGAGACAGCAGTTGGCGCACAATTAACGGGTATGGAAGGCATAAGGACCCTTGCGGAAAGCCCAACAAGCTTTACGCCTTCTCAGTTTACAGAATCACAATTTACTAGAGGTGCAGGCACTAGATTTGATTTTGCTGATCCTAGACAGTTTACTGGGGGCGAAGTTCAAGATTACATGGACCCCTACATGCAGGGCGTTGTTGATATTCAAAAACGTGAGGCGGTGAAGGATTTTGAGAGGGGCCAAGCAGGTAGAGATGCAGCGGCTGTAGGTGCGGGGGCATATGGTGGATCACGTCAAGCTATCCAACAAGGGATGGCGCAGGAAAACTTACAACAAAGACTGGGTGATATACAACAAATTGGAAGTCAGGCCGCATTTGACCGTGCTATGAAAATGTTTGAATCTGATCGCGCCGCACAGATGGATACAGAACAACGTCGCGCAGGAGAACAGGCACGACTTGATCGAATTGATGTTGGTGAATTAGCTCGTACTGAAGCTGGAACCGCTGCGGAAGCGGCTCGTGTACAAGGCGCAGATGCAGCAGAGCAGGCTAGGGTACAAGCCGCTCAAGAAGCGCAGAGATTAAATACGGCTGGTCTTTATGATCAATACATGGGCGCAGGTGCAGGTCTCGTTGGTCTTGGCGAAAGAGCCAGAGGTGCAGATATTCAAGATGCACAGTTGCTTGAAACTATTGGTAGTGATCTTCGCGCTGAAGATCAGGCGCGGCTTGATTTAGATTATCAAGACTTCTTACGTCAACAAGACTATCCAATACGGCAGTACGAAAGGTTTGCCGGGCTGCTGCGAGGTGTGCCTATTACTCCAGACACGTACACACAAACGTATCAAGCGTTTAATCCAATACAAGCAGCTTTGGGTGCGGGTCTTGGTGGTCTTGGATTATATAGAGGCTTGGGATACGGAGGACGATAATGAATATTTTAGAACAGTCCGAAGCCTTAAAGGATTTACCCGAACAGGTTCTTATGCGTGAAATGCAAATGCCTACAGGGAACTTTCCACAGTATCTTGTGCTTACAGAAATAAAACGCCGTAAACGTGTGCGTGATGAGTTTCAAAGGCAACAAGCACAGGATATGCCTACCGTGGCAGAAGAAGCCATACAAGGCGCAGGGATGCCCCCACAGGGTGTTATGCAGATGGCTAAGTCTATGGCTCCACAAACCAGCATGGGGCAGAATACAAGTGTAGCTGACGCTGCGCCAAGACAGCCTACTATGGGTATGGCTGAAGGTGGGATCACACGTCTGCGTGAAGGTGGTGGTATGTTTGGCGGCACAATGACCGCCATTGCAAATTTAAAACTAAATCATCCAGATGTATATGAAGCGGCAGAAGCCGTAGGTGATCCAGAGGTGTTAGCTCAAGTAGCACAATCTTACTTCCGTAGAAAAATGGAGACAACAACACCAGATGAAACAGGGTTAGAAGAGCTTGAAGCGGATCGCAGTTTTGATACTTTTCGACGTGTATTTACTGATCCGTCTAGACGCGCAGTGTCTAAAAAACAGTTAGAAATTGAACAAAGCCAGCCTGAACGCGCAATCCAAGCAAAAATAGATTCTAATCTGGCTCGGAAAAAATATGATGAAGATGATCCTATCTTTGCTGAAGGCATGCCTGTAAGCTTTTTACCAGAAGATCAAAAGGCTACGTTTCCACGCAAAATGTCTATTCCATATGAATATGGGTTAGAAAACCCACTAGGGTATTCTGTGGACGGACCATTAGGCCCAGAATCACTGCGATCTAAATCTGATGAGATAAAAAGTTTTTCAGAGTCTGGACTTATCAACACCACTGAGTCTCCAAGAACACCACTTGCTGGCCCCCCTCCTACTTTACCAGAAGAATCATTTGCAAATATGCAAGCTCAACGAGAGCAAGACCTACGTCGTGCTTTTTTAGCAGATGAAACAAGTCTTGGTTTAGCGGATGTAATAGATAGACGGGATATAAGGCGTCGTGATCCTGCAAGTGAAATTGATAAAAAAATTGTTGATGAATATTTCCCCGGAGATGTAAATCGCCGCGCCTTAGATTTTTTAAAAAGCGATCAGTTCACACCACCTAGTGAGATATACGGCACCCTTTTAGGTGGTGATGTTCGTGAAATTGCTAAGTTTCAAGGGGAACCTCCAGAAGTCATTACCCAAATATCAAATAGATTATACAAAGAAGCATTAGCAGATGAGGCAAAAAAACAAGAACAATTTTTCGGTGATTTAGATCAATCAATAATAGCCCAAAACATTGCGGATGCTGAGGCGCGAGTAAAGGAAGCGGGTTCCGGACCAAAACCGGGTATTGTTGAAACTATAGGTACGGGGACTGCTAAACTTATAAATAAGCTAAAAGCAAACGTAGACGCAACAGATGCAGAAATTGAAAGAGCGGGTTTTCTATCTGCCGCAGAACAAGCCGCAAGAGCGGAGGAACTAGCCCAAAAAACTAAAATCCCTCCACTAGTTACACCTGATAAGTTATTAAATATTAATAAAAATAAACAACCCACTGGGTCTCCCACCGCTGATGAGGCAGCGCGGCAAAAAGGTTTTTCTACAGAACAATGGTTAGCACTTGCCATGATTGGTGCAGGCATATCTTCAGGAGATCCGAAAGATGTAGGTCCCGCTTTTAAAGCAGGGCTTACTTATCTACAAAAAGACAAACAAGGTAAGATGGCTTATGATGCTAAAATGAAACAAATTGATGCTTCACTAAAAGCCGCAAGTATGCGCTCTGGTGCTTCAGATATAAGAACAGCTATTGCTACGGCAAAGTATTATAACGATGAAGCAGATCGGCTAGAGAATGCTGCGTTTAGGGTTGATCCGACTGGACAAAGCGCTGCATTTATAGATTTGATGGAAGAAGCAAAAACTGCAAGAGAGATAGCTAATGACATCATGTCTGGCGGCAGTGGTATCGTGGTAAAAGATGGGCAAATTGTAAATGATGGCAAAATAAAAATAGGATAAGCCGTTATGGGCGAACTTGCGTACACAGACCCGTATTCTAGAAAACAATATATTTTTGAGTTTGATGGTGAAACGCCTTCTGACAAAGCGTTTGCAGATGCACAACGTATAATCCAGCAGGACAGAGCAGACTACACACAAAAATATATAAACTACTACGGAGAAGCCCCTGCCCCTCCTGATGATGGAACTTTATTAGGGCGAGAATACTCTCAAACGCGACAAGGGCTTAAAGAAGATCTTGGGCTTCTTGTAGAACAAACAGGACAAACTTCTGGGTTAGGGTTCTTAAGAGACTACGGTCAACGGATGCAAGATCGTGCGAGGGAACGCAGATTTGAACAGACTCTAAATTTTCTAGACGCTCCAGAGACTGTAAGAGATTTTAGGGAAGTGTACGAAGATGGGTTTGATATAAACAAAGGCATCAGTTATTTAGGTGGTCTTGTTGGCGGCACGGCTGCAAACATAGCAAGTGGATTTCAAGGCGCTGCAATTGGTGCGGGTGTAGGTGCTGTAGGCGGCACTGTGATCCCCGGTGCTGGTACAGTAGGCGGTGCAATGGCTGGGATTGGTCCCGGTTTTCTTTCAGGTCTTGGCGTAACCGCTGCGGGTAGAACGCTTGATCGACGTATGGAAGAACTTAATTTAGATGAAGCTGGTGTAGAGGATTTAGCCATATCTTTGGGGTCTGGATATGCACAGGCTCTAGCGGAAAGGTTCGGTCTTAAATATCTAGCTAAATTAGGTTTTACTCCTGATATTATAAGTAAAAGATTAGCCGCACGGTTTATAGAAGGTGGAATAAAAGGTAAAGTTGTTGAAGGTGCTACAGAGACGTTTCAGCAAGGGGTTGAACGTCTTGCCGCCGGGCTACCGCTTCTTGACGAAGAAGGTTCAGAGGAACTTCTGCAATCTTTTGTAGGCGGTGCTACTTTAGGCGCAGCCGTTGGGGGCGTAGGTGGCGTAGCATTTGGTAAGAAACCAATAACGAAAGATAAAAAAGCAGGCGAAGAAGCAGATACAGGCGAAAAAGCAGAAGCAAAAGCAGGCGAAGAAGCAGACGCAGAAGCAAGAGCAAAAGCAGAAGCAGAAGCAAAGGCAAAAGCAGAAGCAGAAGCAGAAGCAAAGGCAAAAGCAGAAGCTCCACCGCTGCCAGATGCTGCAGCAATAGAAGAATACAGCACTAAATATGACATAAATTCCAAAGACGCAGAGACAGTGTACGAGTATGGCGTTGGTAGTGGTATAATCGCTAAAGATGATGTTAGCGTTGGCTCACTGTTAAAGGCGCACAGAGATAGAGAAACGCAAGAGGGTCAAGCGGGGGGCGCTGCTTTTGTATCTGAGCTAACAAAGAAAAACGAAAAAGCAAAAGGTAAAACTCAAACCAAGACTGAAAGAGAGGCTGCAGACGCTGAAGTACATGCTTTGCACAATGATGGAGCCGCTGCAAAACAACGTGAGGCAGAAAACGCTTTAAGAGGTACAAATGTTGGAATTGACTCAACAAGAGATGGAAGCAGCACTGCGGTTGGCGCATCAAGCAACGTTGAAGAAGCCGTTAAAGATCCCATCGAACCTGAGACATCTAAAGACGAAGGAGTGGGAGGAGATAGTGTTGATGCTATACAGTCTAATGTTGGAGAAGGAACGCAGCCTACTACATTAACGCAGCCTACAGGGCCACAGCCACGCGCTCCTGTGATGGTGCAAAAAGCACGAGAAAGTGCGGAAAGCGCTTTAAGTAAATACACCACAGAGCAACGTAATACAGCCACCGCTAGGTTTGTTGATTTCCGTAATAAAAATCCTGACATGGCTGTCTTACATGATGAGTTCATCGTAGATAAAGAAAGTGATATTGATTACTTTAATGAGAATGTTAGAGACTTAGAAAAATTAAATGATTTATTTAGAAAGGCCAAAAACGCAGAGTTACCGTCAGAGTTAATTGATGGTGAGTTAGTAAAACAAAAGCCACTTACTGATGAAGACGTAGCAGCCATTACGTTTTTTGAACGGTTTGAACGTCCTGAACATGCCATAGAAGAGATAGCGACACGTACACAGATAGACGTAAACGATGCTGTACCCGGTGCAAGTAAAGTAGATTTACTGCCAGAAGCTGATCGGGAAAGGATGAACATCGCTACGACTATGGCTTCGTTTCTAGAGCCGTTTAACAAAGACACGGCTACACTTGCAGAAAAATGGATAGCTACAAATTTATCCCCTGAAGTAAATGCAGTCTACGATAAAGAGCGAACTGCTGCATCACAAAGATACAAAATCCGCAGAGAACAAAATTTTAAACTGCAGGATAAAGTAGATCCAAGACCTAAAGTACCAAAAAAGGGCGCTACTGCTAAACAAAAACAGGCAGCACAGGAATGGGACGAAAAGTACGGGGGCATGTATGCTGCTTCAGGTAAACGTCTACCCACGATGCAAGAAAAAGTAGCAGAAGCGGCAAGAGACGAAGGCGCTGAGTTAAATAAAAAATTTAACCAAAAATTAGAAACTGACAATGCTGTTCGTGAAAACGCAGCGCGGCTGGCAGATACTACTACTTTGCCCGATTTTACAGCTGAACCTATATCTGAAGTAAAAGGTAAAGGTGCTGAAAGCCTAGATATCTATACAGATAGTGAAAAAAAGGCTGTAGTAGCTAAAACAGGCAGGCGCAGGGATGATGAACGTGCGCTTAAAATAATGGCGAATGCTGACGTTGATATAGTTGCAGAGCTATACGGTGAAGGATTCGACCCTAGTTACAAAAGGTTGTACACTAGATTTCTTATGGATCAGCACATGCCGCTTGATCCTGTGACAATGACAATGTTGGAAGACAATAACTTGTCAGATGCACTTAAAGAGTATGCAAAAACTGCAAGCCCTGCTTCAAAAGCGTTTGCTAGATTATTTGCTAAAAACGCAGGTAATACGCGAGTTGAATTTGCAGATAGAGGTACACAGGTAGCGGGTTACTTTGACCCCCGGACAAACACAATTACGTTTAACACGAATATACCACCTACAGGACACACTCTTTTACATGAAGTGGCACATGCAGTCACCGCTGCTGAGATACAAAACAACCCACAATCTGCGCCCGTGCAGACAATACGAAAAGTGTATGAAGATTTAAAAGATGTCCTTCCTATAAGCGCTTTTGACTTAGACGAGTTTGTGGCTGAGTATTACAGTAATCCCGAAGTGCGCTCTGTGCTATCAGGGGTTATGGACAAAGGACAGTACGAGTCTGCGCGAACTCGCATAGTGAAAGCTATACGGCGTATATTCCAAAGATTGCGGTTTGAATTAGGCGGTCCACCCCCAGAACGCCGTACTATTCTTGATATGCTAGATCCTCTTGTAGATCAGTTAGTAAACCCTGCGCCCTCTTTTAGAGACTCTGATGCCCTACTGATGATTGCTAACAAACCAGCTGCGGTAGAAAAAGTATTTAGTGAGGCTTTGACTAACGGCCCTGAGTTTAATCAGGAAACGATGGCAAAGTATAATAACTTACCAGAAAGCACGGCTAGAGATAACGCTGCTTTTGGTTTTGATTTGGGTAGACGTGGCATACTTCAGATCACTCCGCTTCATTATATAGTACGACTTGCAAAACAGTTCGCTCCAAGCGCGGGAAGAATAAACGACTTGATGAACCAAGCGGGGGGAGAGGTTCAAGAGTTTTACGATAAGGTTAATGCTGTAAACGATGGGATTGTACGTTGGGCTAAAAAGTCCAGTCAGAAAGATGTGGATGCCTTTAACCGTCTTAATACTGTAGGTACAGCATATAGAGTAGATCCCGTGCTGTCGCCAGAAGCCGCTAAAAAGAAATACACAGCAGTTGTATATAACACCATATATAAGCCCCTCAAGAAAGATTACGTGCGACTACAGAAGCAACGTAATGGAGAAGGTATAAAGCTCTATAAACAAGCCCGTGCTATGTTTAAAGGTATGGTCGAAGAATTAAACAATGCTCTAGACATTCGATTAGAAGCATCAGGTATACCCGCAGAGCAGCGAAAAACTATACGCACTTCATTTTATGACAAACTTGTACAGGGTGGTATGCTTGATCCATACTCCCCACTGAAACGCGGTGATGGTGATTACTGGTTCTCTGTAAACGCTGTAGATCCTTTAACGGGGAGAGTGGAGAGATACACAGACAACTTTACAGGACCAGATGCACGAGATAAAGCCGCTGCACTTATACAAGCAGATGCAGAAAAAGAGATAAACGAAGCTTATGATGCGGCGAGTGAGATGTCTCCACAGGACTTGCAGCTTCCAGAAAATGCAGGGGCTGCACGTATTAAAAATGAGATAGATAGCCGTATAAATACGGGTCAATTCGACAGAGCCACCGCTATAAAGGCATTTATGAATCCTGAAAGAGAACAAGGATTAAAAATATCTACTTTTGTAGACAAGTCCCCCCCTGCATCTTTTGTCAAAGATTTGATGACCCAGTTACAAAAAAACCCTGAAATCTCTTCAGAGATGCGAGAAGAGATAGGCAATCTTGTTTTAGATACTTTACCAGAAACTTCATATTTACAATCGTTTAGAAACCGTAAAGGTGGCGATCTCATACAAGCACGCATGGGTTTCAATCAAGACTCAATAAAAGAGATAGGTGATAGCTCACGATCTATGGTTCGTCAGATCGTAAACATGAAATATAAGGCCAAACTACAACAAGCTTTTTCTACCATACAAAAGGAGATGGAAGCTGACCCGCGTCAAACCCCTGCGAAGGCAGCTTATTTAAGAGCGCTTGATGGGTATGTGAAGGATGGGGCAATGCCTGAGCGCAGTAAAACTTCACGCGCGTTGACTGGCGTAGGTTTTAATATGACGCTTGGTCTAAACGTTTCAGGCGCACTGGTAAACTTGTCCCAGACACCTCTGGTTACAGTGCCGTACTTCGGTGGTAAGTATGGTTATGGTCAAACCTTTCGTGGTGTAAGCTCAAGTATGAGTTTAATAAAAAATAGTGGGTACAAACGTAAATTAAAAACATATGGTCCTGATGGTGGCGAGATAGATGCAGAGGTGGACGGACCATTAGGCATGATCAATATAGATCCTGATGCTCTAACTAAAGAACAAGTAAAAGCCCTCAAAAAAATGAATATAAATGTAGAGGATTCAAAACGGTCACTTGAGTTTAAAGTATTTCAAGAAATAGGCGCAGAGTTAGGGCAATTCAAACGGTCAGCAGACTATGAACTTATGGACGTGGAGGGCATGAGTGGTAGCTGGCAAAAATTTAACAAGATTACAGGGTTCATGCAATTTCACGGAGAACGTATAAACCGCGAAGTGGCGTTGTTAACTGCATATGGTGGTATCGTAAATAAAATGTCCCCTGCCGATAGAGCAGATGTACAACAACTTAAAAAAGCCATGCAACAAGCTGTGTATGAGACAGAGACAACAAACGGCGGCATAGCTGCAGGTGCGGCTCCACCCCTCGCTAAAACTAATTTAGGCGCAGTTGTATTTATGTATAAACGTTTTGGTGTGTCTATGACAGGTATGTTAATAGAGTTAGCAACCAAAATGGTCAGAGGTTCGGCAAAAGATCGTATGGTAGCTTTGTCCCAAATGGTGGGTATATACGGATCAGCTTCGTTGTTAGCAGGAGTGCAAGGTGTACCGGGTTTTGGTCTTTTCACTATGGCGGCAGATACAGCTATGTCACTGGCAGGGTACGACCCCGGAGGTGAAGATGACGATGCTAAAACTATGGTACGTGCGTACCTCGATGATGGGCCGTATAAAGGGGCTGTAAACTACTATGCAGGTGTGAACGTGGCTAGTAGGATTGGGTTGGGTGAGCTTCTAGTTAGAGATCCGATGGTGCAAAAAAACCAGCCGCTGTTTTATTCATGGGCTGAACAATTTGGTGGCCCACTTGTAGGTATTGCTTTAAATACAGATCGTGGGATAAGAGAGATGAGCGCGGGATTTGGTGCAGGTGACAGTGATCGGATATACCGTGCAGCCGAAACGCTTATGCCAGCAGCGATGAAAAACGGTCTAAGAGCAATACGATATTCTGACCTATATGAAGGCGGTGCATATACGCGGGATGGTAAACCGATTATTCAAGACATACACCCTGCCCATATCGCAGGTCAGTTTTTTGGGTTTACACCTACAGCATATAGCGCAGCGATGGAGACAAATGCGCGTGCCATGAGAATGCAAAAGGGCGTGGCTAAACGTAGACGTAAACTGTATGACATGTACGCCAGAGCTTACTTTGATCAAGACGCGAAGGGCATTCAACGTGCGTTAGAAAAGATTGGGAAATATAATCAGGCTTATCCAGATTACCCAATACTTTACGATAATTTAGAGAGATCTATAAAGGGTAGAATACGTGGTAGAGAAACGTCTTTTCAAGGAACGACGATAACACCTCGACTAAGACAAAGAATTTTAGAAGATGCAGCAAGATACGGCGATCCCGTAGCAGATTACTTTTAATAAAAAAAGACCCCCACAAAATGTAGGGGTCAGTTCATGGAGAACAACTTCATGGTGTGAGGTTGTCGAGGCAGATGTATCACACCGTTCTCCAAACACGCAAGCCTAGTTTTTCATCTTCTGTTAAAACACGGGTTTCTACTGTCCAGTATTTCATTTTAGCAACATTTTTAACTTGTTCTTTAGCTTTTTCCGTATTTATGCAAGGTATAAATACAGAATGACCTATATCCATACTTTCCCAATTCACTGTAATACGTAACCCGTCAGGGTTTAAGTCATCAATTTTTAATACTTTTTGATTCATTTTTATCTGACATACGGAAGTTTAACTGTATTGCTTTTGCAGGTGGTAAATTAAACCTAGTGCCTTTACCAAATCGCACAGGTCTGTTTGTCTTAGCGCCCATATCTTTCACCATGTCTTTCACAAGTTGCTGATAGTTAATCTGCCTGTCAGCACACCAAACTTTTAAAGGGGCAGGTTTTATGTACAAGTTTTGTTTGTCTATCTCGTACCGCGCTACTAGCCCCCCTCTAGGAGTGCTTTCTGGTATAGTTATATCCTCCACATCTCCACGAAGATCTTGATCGCTGTTTATATGTAACACATTGCTCCAGTTTTCTGCTATAAAATCATTTATAACTTCAGTCACAGAAGAACCTATTTCATCCACAGACGACTTCTGACGTTTAAGCATATTCACCACCCAATCGAATTGTTTTTCCATAGGGTATTTTACTATGCCCAACTTACCTGCGATTAGAAGACCGACAAGTGCCGCAGCGCACCCTGCACTCCAGAACCTGTTTTCCTGACTAAGACCTGCATGTTTATCTATTTTCTTCTGTGCGTCCTCTATCAAATCTGCAACATGATCTTTGTTGTTTATCACCCACTGGATATACTCTTCAGCAAACCAACCGTAATTTTTCTTAATATCCTTAAACAACACGTCCGTTACAGACTTCAGCTTTGGATCAGGTTGTATCAAACTTGGCACGTCTATCTCTAATAACCGCTGCATTTCTGCTTTTGGTTCTGCCTTTTCTTTTGTTAGCATCTCCCACGCACTGACATTTGCAGAAGTGACTCCCAATAATTCCCACGGTCTGCCACGCTGACGTTCTTGATTGCCACTCATGGCTAGTCTGTTTTTCTGTCGCCCACCAGAAAATTGATATACAAACTTAGAAAACTCCAGACCGCTGACATTAGTCATTTCGTCGAGACAGAGAAGTATGTTGTGGAGAGTTTCACCACGGTTCATAATAGAATTATATGTATCGTGTCGTTGGTTCATCAGTTGTTCGGGGTCACCCCACACGGACAACGCCATATTCTGAGCCGTAGTTTTACCTACCCCTGTGCCACCATAAAGATGCACCAACATGCTATTTAAACCTGTGAACGGCATGAGTATCGTGCCAAAACCCATACCTATAATAAAGCGATGTAGTTCAAACCCCTCTTTATTATAAAAATTAAAAAGCTCTGCCTGACGATCTCTCGCACCTGCAGGTACAAACGCCTCTATAAGACCCGCAGTCTTTGCAGAGGGTGGGCTAAACTTTGGTTCATCTTCCGTTATTAGTTTGTCGCCTAATACAAACTCTGTCAGGGTATCATCTGTCCACCCAAATTGATTATGTACTTTATCGGCTGGCCCTTGTTGTTGTAGTTCGTCAATCCATCGCATTGAATAATCCATTATTAGCTTAAGTTTTGCGCCTACAGCAGTCACCCCTTGTGTAGACATGTTTTTACGAAACTCATCAGTTGAGGTAATGCTGGCTAGTGGTATGCTAAACTCTCTTACCCCATCTTTTGGAAGTCGCAAATGAAACACAGCAACTTCACCTAATTCGGTATCGTGCAAACGTTTCATAACGTACAAATCATTGTGGTATATGGGCAAATCTTCTGGTACACCATCTTTTTCCACACGCTGATAAACACCGCCATTTTTACCCCTAAAATATGGTGCGGGGTATGTAGGTATATCTTTTTCTGGTTCTGCTTCAACAACGTAAGTGCCGAGATCCAACGGAGATCTTATGTTACCCCAATGTGGACATTTATCGCATACATCAGAGTTTCTGTCGTTAAACGTAATACATGTATGCCTATGCTTAATACCGTTTAGTTTTTTCTGCATCACTTCTTCGTTAAACTCAGGATGCTCATTCGATATTCGCACTGCAACGTTTTCGCCGTCATCACAAAATTTTGCGATAGAAAGCGCTGACACCCACAATGGTTCACTGACTTCTGCCTGACGTAAAAATATATGCGCCATTTGAGCGCAACCATCACCTTCCATTGTTTTCTGCATAATTGCATCAAAATCATATCGTTTATTATCACGATAGACATCAAACGCTTGTGCTGACCCAAAGGTATAAGTGTCTTCTATTTCTGCGTACTCGTCTGGAGTAAATATATCACCGAAGTCACTAAGTAGCACTGGTGTAGGAATAACACTTTCCATGCATTCGACTGGCAAAGGCGTATCACCTTTGTGGTTACGTGTTTGCGGTATCCGCAAAATACTAGATGCGTCTGCTGTACGTGTTGTATCAATGCGTAGCCCCAGATTTCTACACGCAGATTTTAATCTTTGTGCGATTGGAAGCCATTCATCTTTGGTGACAGGTTCAGTTAAGTTCCAATATACATGTATACCATTACCTGAGTTTACCGTCATGGGTTCTTGTAACCCAGTTTTATTTACAAACTCTTTTAACGCAATTGCCGCGTCCAGTTGAGAGGGATATCCTTTTTTATCATCAACATCTATGTCGATAAACATAGATCGCATTTGCTTTATGTTAGATGCATCACGTCCCTCGTATATATTCTTGCTTACTTTCCTAACACCTTCTTTTTTATAGGTGCCAAGTGCAAAATATATATCATAACCGTTCTTATCGTATTCGTAAGCTGCGGCCTCTAATTCTTCTACAGTTTCGTAAAACTTTTGTATCTTGGTGTTTTGTTTGTTCTTACCCCAAGCACAGTATAGTCCATCGTTCCCCAAAACTGACTTTAAAAAGTCTATCGTTTCCATTTTGCTGCTTTCAATAAAAAACGGTGGACACCCCACATGCCCACCGTTGTTGTGGTTTAATCAACTTTTTTCTTTTGCCCCCACTTATTGACTAAACCTTTCATGTCGCTTTCAGATATAGGAGCAGCAGCCTTCTCCTTCTTCATCGACACAACTTTTTTGGGTTCTTCTACTTCTTCTTCAATGTCTGGCAATTGATCAGCTACATCAGTTTTGACCCCAAACTTAGGTTTATCAAACGTGTATCCGTCTTCAGCTTGAAGAAGATCCGAAGCCCTTTGCATTTGTTCTGCAAGCTGCAACACTTGCACCTGACGTAACCGTAGTGACACGCCGTGACTATTCAGTTTGTAAGGTATAAGTTCCACTACAAAATTTACTATACTACCCATTGTCAACTCAAAGTCGTCTGGTAGCACATCCATTTTAGCATCAAAGTGAATAGGCTTTCTCGTAGCCTGTCCATTATACGCCGCAGGGAATTTTACTTTGTACTCATACCTACCGTCATCAGTTTCCGTAAACACCTCTGTAGGATCACCAAGTTCCTTGGGCCAGTTCGACTTACGTTGCTGCGTGTACGTCTCATCCATCTCTTGATATAAAGGTTCAGCGACACTTTCATCCATAACAAAGTTAGATGTGTAAGCAGCGTTATCATCCAATGCACCGCACGGCACTGTTTTTCCTATCTTTGAATCCCAATGATAGGGTTGATTTAGCCTTGGGTATTTAACCTCAACATTTTTAATCAGATATTGTTTCTTCGCCATCAGGTTCTCCTTCTGAAGTTAGGTGCGCTTCTATGAGCGCTATGTTATAGCGGTACACGTCTCCCGCTTGTATGAATGAAGAGCGTGGTATATCCCCACGTTTTCTCCAGTTATTTATTGTTTGTATTGAGACATCAAAATACTCTGCAAGCGTGGCAGTCTCAACATATTTTTTGTGGGGAGTGGGTGTTTGAAATGACATTTTCATCGTGTGGGTTTCCTCACAGTTACAGATACGTCTACAGTTTTGTTCAACCCCTTTGGTAGTAGTTCGGGGTTGTCCTCTAAAAACTCCCTCAGATGTTTTTGATTGATGCGTCTGTCTAACAACTCTGGCACACGATGTTCTAGTATGAACTCATGCATACGTTCCCAATCGTAGGTCCAATATTTTTCTGTTGTAGTTTTGTACACCAACCCCTCAGAAGTCTTGACGCTCTCAAGACCTTGTTCATCGCAATGCTGCAACAAAGCAGCTTTTACTTTTTCCTGCGCTTCTATTAGCTCTGCGTCTTTGTCTTTATATTCTTTAGACAAAATAGAACGCTCGGTTCGCAGGTTTAAGTATGTGCGAGTAAGGTCTTCTATAGATATAGACACCATTGTTCTCCAATTTATTATTATATGACCTATATAGGTATAAAGAATTGCCTAGTCAAGTATTTCTTTATATAATCCTATAATTTGTGAATGTATATCTATTTTCTTATCTAACAATTTATACATTCTGCGTTCTGCGGTTGAGCCTTCCAACTGTATGACAATACATTTATTTGTTTGCCCAGCTCGATGGACCCGTGCGTTAGCTTGTGCATACGTCTCTAGGGAAGGAGTGGGTGACCACCACACAACAGTATTGGCAGCGGTCAGGGTAACTCCATGTGCGGCGCTTTGTGGTTGTATGACCAACACTCGTGGAGACTTCTTCTCTTGAAAATCTTTAAACGTCTGCGCTCTCCGTGATGCACTGACTGATCCTTGGATCACTTCAGTATCTATCCCATCTGCGTTCAGCTTATCTGCAAGCAACTGTATTGTATGTTTGAACGGCACAAAAACTAAAACTTTATGATCCGTCTCGTCTATCGCTTCTTTCAAAACCTTGTATCGGTTGTCTATGTCAAACGCGATTACACCCCCGTCATCCGTATAGGCTGCACCAGAACTTATTTGCAGGAGTTTATTGAGCGCTACTGCAGCATTGACTGCTGTAACGCTATCGTCTGACAGTTCAACAATCATCTCTTTTCTAAGCTTTTCATAGTATGTTTTTTGTTGTCGAGTAAGTGCAACGCGCCGTTTAGTATAGAGCATGTCGGGCAAGTCGAGACATTGTTCTTTTGTAAACCGTATTGCAGGTTGAAGTGCGGCATACACCGTATGCACGGCGCTAGGTTTTGGCACCCATGTAAAGCGAGATATTTGCTGCATTACTTGATCTCTAAAGCCACTAAAGAAACGTGGCACCCCGTTAGGGTTTATTAGTTTCGCTAACCCATACGCATCTACAGGAGACTGTGCAGCAGGTGTTCCGGTCATCATCCATAAACCACATCCCGTTTCCTCTGCAATTTTGTTAAGGACTTTCCATCGTTGCGACTGTGGATTTTTGTAGTGTGTGGCTTCATCTACAATAATCAAATCAAACCCTGCTTTAACTATAGCGTCTTTTACAATTTTAACTCCATCGTAATTAATTATTACGAAACGCGAACTCCCCAGCAGTGTTTTTTCACGTTTTTCTTTCGCTCCATGCGCTATGTCCACCGATAGATGCGGGGCAAAAGTTTCTAAATCTTGCCGCCATGCGCTATCCATAATAGATAGTGGACATACAATTAACACACGTTTTACTAAACTTTTCTCTATTAAAAAGTCTGACGCCCAAATTGCACTAGCGGTCTTGCCAGTGCCTTGTTCGTTAAAACAAAACGCTTTTGGATAAGAGGTAAGAAATGCCGCTGTTTTCTTTTGATGGTCAAAAGGTTTGTACTGCCCCGACCATTTATAGTGTTTTTCTATTGCAGTAACTGGTTTATCACGCATGATATTCATTATGTTCCCCTTTGTTAGTAATCTACTAACGTTTTTTATATTTTTTCGGGCCTTTGCTTAAAGCACCACCTGCCGCTCTATTCTTCTTACGGCTTTGAATTTTGTACCCATCTTTATTTTTACCGCCCTTACTCAATGGTTTTTTATGGGCAATATCTTTACCCTCGCGCTTGTCAGCTTTGCCATTTTTGTTGGCGTCTTTACCTGTCTTGTCCATCGCTCGACGCGCACGTTGGCGCTCCATGCGGTCAGAGTGTTCGCCTCTGGCTTTTTGTTGTTTGTATTCTTTTTTGTAGGGGCGCGGCTTGTTTACATAGGGCATGGCTAATTCCTTCCGTTGTGAGCGCATTCTACAACAGGACAGTGGTGCCTGCATAGCCCTGATGGACGTGGGTTCCAGACATCCGTATCAAATGCTTTTTGCATTTTATCATGTTTCGTAATCCATTTCCCCCACATAGCCACAGAGTTGTCTACATGATAGGCGTCATCTATCAGCTCCCCGGCAACAACAAAAAGAAGTGCAGCATTCACATACTTGATCTCAGGGTATTCTTTGAAGATACTCAAAGCCATCAGCTCTAACTGACCTTTATCTGCATATCGTGTAGACTTGCCTGTCTTATAGTCCACAACCCACGCTCGCTCCGCCAAAGTGTCGATGATTGCTAAATCTACAATACCACGAAACCATGCTTTTTTATCGTAAAAGCCGCATGGTTTTAATTCTTTTGTAAGACCCATTTTCTTTTCACAAAGTTTAACACCTCGTATTTCTTTAAGTTCATCCAAAGCGTCCTTCACGTAATCAAACCTCGGATCAAGTGGTGTATCCGATTTTATGTAATCTTCCGCTGCTTTGTGCATAGCTGTACCGTAGAGCATCGCTTCGGTTTCTTCCTGCGGATACTCTTTTAATACAGTCAAATGATAAAACTGTTTTGGACACGTCTCAAAACTTTTTAACTTACTGAAGGACCAAGCTGACACTATTCGCACTCTCCATATGACCTACCAACACCGCTTTCACAGTCAACAGGCAGTCCTAAAGCCCACTCTGGTGTCTCACGCATACAACTCTCCACGTATACCTGTGCGTCAGTTAACTCTGCATTCTTTACGCAACAAACAATACTATCATGCACTGTCAAAACTACGCGGTATTTCTTGGAAATATTTAACATTTGTTCACCAATTATACAACGAGCGATAGCTTGGCAGACATTCTCTACCACCTTCCCACCGTATATTCGAGTGCGCCCCTCTCTGGTTTTGTAGTGATACTCGGTTCGGTCCTCCTCTGTTGTGGTGGCTAAGTCAGTATAAAACATCTTTAGACCAGAGGGTAAGACAATGGCATTCTGATCCACGTCTAATTCAATTACCCCCTTACGACCGAACCTAAATACTTTGTTGTTGTACATATCTTTTACACACTGGCCTGCGGCCTGCCAAAGATCCTGTATGTCTGGATACGTCTCTCTGTAAACATTAATAATACGTTTTGCTTCTGCTTTGGATACTTCATAACCAAATGTTTTAAGTTGCGCCCCAAACTTTAAATACCCCATCCCATATCCCGCGCCGAGGATGGTGGTCTTACCAACAAACCTCTGGTCTTTCGTAACCTGATCTTCGGGAACATCGTAGATAGAACTCGCCATTTTTATGTAGACGTCTTCACCGTTAGCAAACTGATGGACGAGATCGTCCTGCTCTGACAACCACGCTAATACACGCGCTTCAATTTGCGAACTGTCGGCATCTATAAGACTGTACCCTTCGGGTGCGATAATACTACTCTTTAGTCTTTTACCGTTTGGACCTCGACTTGGCAGGTTTTGCAGGTTGATTTTATCATCCCCACCCCACCGTCCTGTGTGAGCAGCATAGTAGCGAACTGGTACGGGAAGCGTGCCACGTTGACCGATCCCTATAAATCTCTCTGTACGAGTTTCCTCTAAGGTACTTTTAGTACCCAACCTTGCAGTTACTAACGCTTGCACCCTATCGTCTTCATGGTTGAGTAACGCTTTGAACTTTTCATCTGATTTGGCAAAAGCAAAAGTTTCTTTACCTGTTCGTGCGCTGATCTTTGTAGGGGGTTTTACCCCAAAACTTTCAAGTAGCACCGCGAACTTCGGATTGGACATCAACTCTTCGCGCGATACGTTAGCTGTCTTCAGTAAATTTAATTTACGCATACGTGTTTCTGACAAGTGTTCTTGTAAACCCGCGAGATCTAGACGTAACATAGGTTCTATAAACATGCGTAATGTGAGATCAATTAACTCTAGTTCCTGCTGCGGGAACGTAGGCTGCATGTGTCTGAATATCTCGTAGGTCAGATCAACATCATTGATCGCATATTCTGCAAACCTATCTAACTCCTCTCTGGTGAAGTCATCTAGGTGTTTACCCATAGTGTTCTGTACTTCATCACCTTTTACACCAACGCCGTACCGCGCAGCCACGTTCTTCAGCGCAACGCTTTGCTCTGTTCCATGTAATGCCCTTGACATACACAGCGTGTCGAACCATGCCATAGGTTTAATATTGTAGTGCCAATTAAGTATTGCGCCATCAAACATCGTGTTGTGACAAAGTATAATACTCTCAGAGAAGTCTGCCTCTGATAGAAAACCTTCAACGTCACCAGCACCCTCTACCCACATGGTCGGACTGTCGTCAATTTTTATAGCAAGACCTATTACTTCAAAACGATTATCACGCACATACTCTTCTGTCGTGAGCTTTTTTAACGTGTATTGTCTGTCGTAATAGGTCTCAAAGTCTAATGTAACAAAACTCACTTTGGACGCATCTCGCCGCCCAGTGCCATATAACCACAGGCATCTTGATAGTTTTCTACGTTTTCTAATTTAGAACGCAGTCTAGCCATCTTGAGCATTGCCATCATAATAGCAACGTCACTCGGTTCAATCCAATCAATGCCAAGATGTGCATTCCAATACTTCGCTGTTGTTGCAAAGTTGTCGTGAGCATCACCATGTTCTTCTGCACGATCCTTACATACAAGTGTTTCGGCTTTCCTGAGAATACCTCTACGTGATCTACTTTCTATTTCATCCATAGTTGTCTTGGATGGTATTGCGCCCTCTGGCGCTTTACGAGTGATCGTGTACTTCTCTGCAATCTTTTGGGTCAGATCCATATGTTCAGTCATCACTACATTTTTCGGCGCTTCTAGCACCTCTTTTGGCGTACCGATCTTCTCCATCAACTTCCATACATATGCGGCTGATGATTTCGTTGCCTTTGCAATCTCTTTTGCAGACGCCTCTGGGTGTTTAACTTTGTAGGCCCAAATCTTATCTGCTTTAGTTGTTCTGACTTTCTTAACCATTATGTTCTCCTAAACATTTTTTCCTGCGATACGCAGTTTAGTTACAAACTCTTTGAGTTCTCTTCTTGCCCGATCCCAATCTTGGTTGACATTCGGGTGCCTAAATTGCGTCCTTAAACTTTCATCTTGGTAGTAATCTACCTCTTGACGTAGGTGACGCAAAAGTGCTTCGTCGGCTGGAGATAATTTTGTATCATCCCCCATTAAGATACTCCTCTACACGAGATACATTATCTTCATTGACCACGAGCGCTATTCCATCTTGCGCTTCTATCTCTTGTAAATTTCTCATCTGTAAAGCTGTTGGTTTGTTCTTCCCTGCCTTAACTTCGATCCCGAAAAACATACCCCTATAGCAACCAACAATATCAGGCACACCGCTACGCCCATACCCACCTGTCATCGGATAAAAGTAGTACGCGCCCATGTCCTTTAATTTGGCAGTAATCCTACGTTTAACCTTTGCTTCGGGTGTCATATGTTATCCTTACCAAATGTTTTTAGTATTTCTATGTCTTCGGGCTGAAAACCATGTTTAAGCAGCAAGTTAGCTCTAGCCGCTTTTGCTTCGCGTAACGTTTTAAAATATATGACTGTACTGTTCGTTTCACGTATAGGTTGATTGTTATATACAACTGCGTATTTCATACCTGATGCCCTCCTTCTATCTTTGTTTGGAAACCGTCTGAATGCGTAATCCTTTAATAAAGCTCTTTTTAAATTATACGCTTTCCTCCGAGCCTGATATTTATGACACGCTTCAAGGTGCCGAGCGGCTGCATCTGACTTCTCTTTCGCTTTTCGTTTTAGCTCTTTTCTCCGAGCTAATTCTTCCATAAATGTTTCTTGTTCGTAAGTGAACTTATGACCCCTGTTATTATCTGCAGCGTTTCCCACATAGTCTTCGGGGATTTCACGTTTATCAACAGGAATGACAAACGCATTGTTACACACACAGACATCTACAGAGGAAAGTATGGAGTCTACGTAGGACTGCAGCTCGTAAGCGGTTAATTCATCTTCGTAGTCGTCCGCTGTTTCTAGAAATTCATCTGTGACAAGCTCATAAGGGTCAGCTTTCTTAAGATCTATTTCTATTACTTTATGTATGGCTGCATAATTCCGCTTTTGTTTTTTAGTAAAAGACGTTGGGGGACGTTGACCTGTGCGTTGAGCAGAAACCGCACGTCTCTTCAACATTTCTAATTCTTGACCAATATCAGACATGTCTACTACGCCCCCCAATACACAGTCACGCCAATGTCGTATGAGGTGATCAACGCCTGTGCTGTCGGTGTTTTTGAAGGCACATATCTCACCCACCGCCGACTGGGGTTACGATGGGCTTCGCGGTCTCCACCGCCCATCAAGGTGTCAATTCGGGTAAGAAGGAAAACCCCGCCGCAAACTAATTTCGTGAGGCGGTTCGGACCACACGCCGCCTCGTCCGTGTGGAAAACCCTTCGTGAACACAGGGAGGTCCAATCCAAAAAACTGGCATCAAAATTATTTATATATCCAAAACGTATGTTCATCAATACGTCTTCCCACACCATCTATCTCTGTTACCGATTTACGCTTCCAGTCACAAAACAGAAGCACCGATAGTTTTCTTTTGATCCAATCTGGTAGATCGGTTTCATCTATATACAGGTCTTTTACATCTGTTTCAAGAGGAAATACATCAAAATTTACAATTTCAATATGTAGGTGTATAGGATCGACGAAAACACGATATATGCTTTCGTTTTGCAAATACGATAAACAATCGGATTTGTTTTCGATATGATTGCAGTATAATCCCACAAACATATGTTACTATTTTATCTGTGTTAGGTAAAGTGAGAGTGTGCCTTAGCTTATATAAGGATAGCTTTCCCTAAGACACACTCTCTGTAACGACACACTTTAGCAGAAGCGATTGTCGTTATAATCATAATAACACGCACTTCCCCATATTATAGGAGGTGCGTGTAAATTTTTTTATTTTTTATTTCGTGACGTAGTAGCAATTGTCTGCTGCCTTAAAACCAATGCCGTCCATGTAGCCATTCTGTTTTAGGCCAGTAAGAGACGACACTTTACGAGCCAACTCTTCATCTATTTCAGACACGTCTACGAATGTAATATCTTCGGGGTTGTATTTTTCGGGAGAAAAATAATATTGACTTGCGTCGATATCAAAAGTGCCAACCTCTTGTTTCCCCATACGATCACGTATGTATACAAATTTGTGTATGGGATCACGCTTTTTCTTTTCTTTCACATCATCTAACGCATCGTGTATCTTCTGTACCATGTTACGCACTGACGGATATTTGAAATCGTAGTTGCTAGACAGGAGCAGACCCATCTCTTGGAACACGTCACCTTTCTGTGTAAATGAGTTTGTGAACTCTTGAAGCTGAGTAGAGTATGCCTGATCTACTTCAAACTGCACGTCAGAAAATGCACGTCGAAGTAACCCAAAGCTGATGGATGCAATTTCAAACGGTGACCAAGGACGAAAGTAGCGTTTGGCATTTTTTACGGCTTTGTTTAGATCAGTAGAGCCTGCCATATGATGTTGATCTTGACCGCTGGTGTACTTCCAGTTGACGATGTTTTTAGACACACACGTATACTTAGTGTTGTTTTTTACACTATTGCGGGTTTTATCCATGAAACCAAGGTAGCCAAGTGTAAAACTGTCACCTTCACGATAGACCCACGCACTTTTACTGTCACGATAACAAGTCTTGCATTTCATCTCTTTCTCAACGCGCTCGCGGAACACGCGCGTCCCATGGTCTTGTAGATGATTTTTGCTATCTGGTGTGTGATCCAATTCATTGACAGGGCAGTATGTTGTGCTTGTAAAGTTACCCATTGTTGTTCTCCTTTTTGATTTTCTTTTTGTTAGTCGTTTTACTAACAGTTTCTTTTTGCGCTTTGTACATACACATATCTGCCAGACGTCTTCTTTGTTTCATCTGGCCCTTCTTCTTTTTGTTAGCCATCTGGTCTCGCCCTCGGTCTAACATACACTGACACTTGATCTGTTACATGACACCACATCATCATGTCGTTACCGTACAAATCCATAAGGTGGTCGTAGATGGGGTCAGCTAGACCCCTATCCATTGCTTGTTGGCAGTGGTCTTCTTTTGCATAGACCACACTTGCCATTGGAGCCATATTGTATTCTGGAACCTCATAGTCGATGAACAATATCGTGATAAACTCAATCATCGTTTATATCACACCCCAACTTACCAGCGTAACAAACACAGCCGCCATGATGACCACTAAGGCAAAGATTATCCAGTCTTGTCTATCAATTTTCATACTAAGTCTCCTGAACTTACATGCACATACTTGCCGACTGGCGGTATGCATTTTTTGTTGTCAATGATCACCCACAACACCGGATGATCCCACTCGCCCCAGTCACAGATGTGTCCATCTGTGGCAACGATGCTTGCATTAGGTTTGATTTGATGTTCTCGCAGATACGCAGGGATGCAACGTGGATCAGTGCCACCAAACCCGACTGGTTTTGTTTGATCTTCAATAGTATCCAACTCATCGCGCTCATACTTCTCTGCACCAGTTACCTCAGTTGTCCAATACAGCACATGCATCTCTTCGGGCAAAACATCTTGTGCGGCCTTTGCTGTTGCACCGATGATTATCTGCCGCTCTTTGTTGCCAATAGATGCAGACATATCTCCTGCACATACGAGAGCCTCGACAGTCTCACTGATAGTAGATGGCATCATAATGCCCGAACCAATGTATCTTCTGTTCAACTTTCTCCACGTACCAAAGTCTTTGCCATTGCAGTTGGTTGTAACGAACTCTCTGATTTGTTCACGAAAATCTACCACAGGTTTAAGTAAATCTTTAAGGTGTTTGGTGTTATCAACTCCAGTCTTACCCGCAAGTTTACCTGCCACAAGCTGACCCTGACGATTAGCTTCGTCGATCTCTTTTTCTAGATCTTTCTTGTCTTTAGATGGCATATCTTTCGCGCCTTCAAAGTCGTGCTTGTCGCGGAATGGTTTATTAGTATCGACACCAGTGGCAATGTCGTTAGTGTCTCCACTAACAGGTGTACTTGTCCCTGTCTTGGGATGTACGTTTGCCGGGAAGTCGGGTGTGTTCTTTCTTTTGTGTAGATACCAGAACACACGCGCTGTATCCCACTCTGCAAACATAGGGTTGTACAGACCACCTTCGGGCCAATCGACCAGATCAGTTTCACCATACGTATCCCAAATTATGTAATTGATCACGAAGTCCATAGCCATGTTTGCAAGTTGCGGATCAATCTCCCACAGATGCGCCCATGTGATAAGATGTCTGAACATCTTGTGGTAGTTTTCGTGGATGATAATGAACCTTAGTTGTCCATCGTTTTGTTTGTCGCAAAAGGCTCGACTATACCACTCGTCACGACCATTTGTACACGCTGTTGCATCGTCGTCTATAATCTCACGATCACCGATTACGAGTATCGCTGCGATCTCAGGCGCATCTCTCATAAGGCGCATCACGTTCTTGTGCATACGCTGATCTAGTGTGAGATTTCCTGTGAGTATAAGTCTGTCTATCATAATTATTTCTCCTTCTTGAAAAAGTTTAGCCAGCATACCGCGCACCACCATTGGTTGCGGTGACTACAAAGTGCAGGGGCTTTACAGATACTACACTTAAAATTGGTCGAGTTACGTGCCAACATCACTCCTCCTCTTCTAAGTGTGCAGCTTCTACAATGTTGGCTTGCCGAATTAGCTCGGCACCCCACATAGCGGCGTCTGCAAGAGCCTGTTCACGGCTCTCACATTGCGTCCAGAACGTGTCACCGTTCTCTTTCATCAGATACCAATCCATCATCAGTTACCTCCTGTTTAGCTAGTTTGAGATCGTGTGCCTTGTCTTCAAGCAAGTAGGCTATTTCATCTGCAAACTGATCGTCGGCTAGTCCGCTGCGAAAACACTTGGCCCAGTGTTCGAGAGCCTTTATATATTCGTCGCTCACTATTCTTCCTCCAAGTGTGCAGCTTCCATTACACATCTGCCGCATGAAGGTGAGGGTTTGCCATAGTGAAGTCTGTGAACTTACGGTTAGAGCAGATCATAGCTCTTTTCTTCTCGTCAAACTTCTCTGCATAGACACCGTTCACGAACATACCCTGTGCTTCGGCAGGTAGGCGGTTGAAGTAGTCCATCCATGCATCAATCCATGACCGATCAATGTTGGACAGTGTACGATAGATAATCATACAGATAGCTGCCGCATTGGTTGGGACTGTTGCAGTATTTGGATTGTTCTTAATCTCATCCAGTGGTGTTAGTTGATCTGCTAACGAAAGCTGTGCAGACAAGTCTAGACCACCGCGATCACCAAGACACCCGATCAGTGACGCTGTGGTTGCACTCTTGCCAAGCCTATCTCGAACCTTCACAATATGTGATGCATTCTCCAATGATCTTGGAGTGATGAATGCTGCACGTTGTACCTTCGGATGAAATATATACTCGTTGCTTTCGGGGTCAGGTGTTTCTGTAAATGAATGAAAGATCTCTGGATGTTCTTTCGCAAACAACAAGACGTTGTGGTCAATACCATTGTTGATACCCCAACCGATCCACTGTTCAGCGTTCCATTTCTTCACAGTCAACACAACCATACGGTTACGTGTATGTGGAGGAAGCAAGTCACCGACACCTTCTGAACCAAGGTTAGTCGTAGCGTAGACGATGGTATCAGGGTGCAATGTGTGGCTACCCATCATGCGCTCGTACATGAGACATAGCAGTGCGTTCTGCACAGACTTGTTTGCCTTGCCAAACTCATCGACCATGATAATGACTGGTCCGTTCATATGCAGACCAATCTCTTCGTTTGGTACGTAGCGCACAAACTGATCGTTCTCGTCCATCTCCATGATCTTCGGCAGCATCAGATCACCCACATCTTTTGTGGTGCAATCAAGATAGAACACTCTGTGATTAGGAAACATCTTCTTGAGCATATGCCGTGTAGCTGACTTGCCGTTACCTATGTCACCCTGCAACATGTATGTAGTTTGATGCCCAAGTGCAGCGATACAATTCACGCAGCTATCCAAGTCTTGTGCATGCATGAATGAAGCGGTGTTGTTAAAGTTTACCATAATTTTGTTCTCCTGTTTATGGTTTGAATTGTGTTAGTGTTTTCACTAACGATTAGATGTCTAAGTTGGGTAGTGATGCGAGTACGTCATCAATCTCGCGTTTGGTTTCATCTCGCATATACTCGTCTTCACGAAGTGCATCAGGGGTGATTCCCCGCAGCACATCTTCGATCCGATTTGCGGTCTGTGTCATTTGTGGATCATTGGTAACGTTAAGAGTACGCATCAACTCCACCATGTCCTCGACGTTAGAGACAAGTGTGTCATTGAAACGTTGCTTCTTTCCGTCGGTGGTTGGCTCTAGTCGTGCAGACATGTTCTTGCAAACCTTAGACAGCCGCTGCCATAGGTTGTTGTTTGCTGTTACAAGATTCTCTTGTATCGCGGCTTCCATGTCAGCCTTCATCTCTTCCAACGCTTGTTTCGGTAAATCAGTGCGAATGTCACCTGTGTCGGGTGTAGGCCAATGACGCAAAGTAAAGCGGAACCTATTGCGTAGTGTATACCAATCTTCGTAATCGTTGGGGTCATACAGTGCGCCCAGTTCCTGAGACACGTTTTTGAGAATGGTTGGATGTGCCTGACCAAACTCCTCGACAAGTTTGTGAAACTCATTCTGAAAACCAGTCATCTCTTCGATGTACTTCGGACGCTGCATAGTTGTGAGCATGCGTTGACCAAGGTTGCCCCAAGGCACAGTCATAAACTCATGTGTACGTCTCGCTGCAGACACGCATTTTTGGATAGCGTCCAACTCATCGCACTCCCCGAACAGACGTTTGTGTACAGCCGCAGCTTTCTTACTTGCGCCCTTGGTATCACACAATTCTTCGGATGCGCGCTTGTCTTTCTTGCGTCCAGTGGATTGTCCGATAGACAACTCTACAAGTGACGTTGACGAACTGAGAGAGGCATAGTTGTCTATGTTAGTAGCTTTACTAACAGCCGTTGATGTTGGGTTTATGGTTTGCATGTTCATTGAATTTCTCCACTTCCAGTTTTTAGTATTTGTGTGACTACGTTGTCTCTTCTCTCGATCCAGTCAGACTGACAGTCAGGCTTCCAATTATTGTCACTGAATGGATACTCAGAATTGTAGCCTTCACGACTAGCGTTGAACCCGTGCAAATATGCGTCTCTCATAAGTGCACGTATCTCTATGATTAGATCAGTGGCTAGATCCGTTATAACGGTGTCTTCTTTGTTAGTCATTTTACTAACACTCCTTCTAGTTTGGCTTCTGGTTTAGATGTAGCAAGTCTGACTTGCGAGTGATCACAGTGTAGTTGCCCTTGTGCAGCGGGACTATGCAGTGTTTTACTTCTCGTGCAGACGTCTCTCCACAATCTAGGCAAAGAGGGTAGCCGAGATAGTAACGGCGTATGTCGTATGCAGAACCGCAATCGACACAGACAGCTTTCTGTCTAGATACCTGATATGCCAGTTCCGACGATGGTGTTAGTGGGGTCACTAACAGTCGAAAGGCCTTGATTAGTTTTTGTAACATTGAACGTATACTCCTGTCTTTTGAATGTGCCTACATTATACTATATATGTATGTGTTTGTCAAGCGTTGCATATATCAAGGTATATGGATCAAACACAGACATATACTGTTAGTAACACTACTAACACTACAATGTACCTATAGTACCTATTATGTAACTTTTTAAAACCGCTTAAGTGTCTGATAATAAAGCAATGTTACTTTGTAACCTTTTCTGAGGACACTGTGAGGGGGTAATTTTGGATTGTGCTTCGAGGGAGGAATATGCTTTTTCTTGTCGAGAGTTCTCTTACGTAGTCTGTGTGTTTAAAAGAGGTTACAAAGTAACAATATAAATAAAACAATATCTTATGCGATTTAAAAAAGTTACATTATGGGAAAAATGGTTACACAAAAAGTTACATTACTAAAAAAGCGAACTACTAGAGAGATAACTGGTATAGGTAGACTTGTATGTATGAGCGAACTACTAGAGAGATAACTGGTATTAAAAAAATTTAGGCACAAAAAAAGTGGGGAGCCGAAGCTCCCCGATAGTTTAAGATGGTTTCTTAGTCGAAGCTTTTGCTCTTGGCTTGGGCTTCGCTTTTTCGTTTGCGTCGGCAAGCAGTAAGCTGATCTGATCGAGTAGTGTCATCATTTCAACAATATCCACATGCTTATCCGCGCCTTGCGCTTTTTTAGGATCAAATTTTTGCAGGCGTTCCGCGTAGGTGTTCATTAATTTTATACCTGCATCAGTCAAAGGCTGCTTTGTTTTTGACTTACCTGCGCCTTTATTTGCTGGCGTCTTTGGCGCTTCCAACTCTTTGGTATATTTGACCAAAGCAGCACTCATCTTTTTACGCATATCACCAACACCCGCCATTGCGGTATTTTGTGTTAGACCTTTGCGTCCAGTAATTGCCCAATACGATCCAGCGTCTGGCAATAGTGGCTCATCGCGTCCGACCTTTTTAGCATCAGGCGCATATGTGACTGAATAGGCTGAAGCGCCACCAAGGTATATAATGAACGCTGCATTGAAATCGTCGTAAAAAGCACGCATGCTATTGCTGTTTTTTACTTCCTTCCAAACAAATAGCTTGGCGATGTTTTCACTTGATCCATGCCCTAACTCGACAGCTTTGTCATACCAGTATTTAACTGCCTTGTTTTTTAGTTCGCCACCAATGATCCAATTGCCAGCGCCTTGATTGACGTCTTCACTATTTTTAATCATTGGAATACTTGTCTCTGTTTTGACAATAGCGTTGAAAAGTTTATTAAACATTGTTTGATCCTTTCTCAGATCTGTTAGTAGGTTACTAACAAGGCAGCTCATCTGCCCTGCTATGTCATCCATTATACGCGTATACGTCTATGTGTCAAATATATAGCTGTAGATATGGCATCCCCACCCGCCCCCCACCCCCCTCTAGGCGCACACGCGCACAACTAGTTATACATATTAATCTGCACAAAAATTTTGCGTTTTATTTAGTTTCAGTTATATAGCGATTATGGCAATCCATATTGAACCCGAAGGCGGTATACCCATACCCCCACCTAGTAAGACCAAAGACTTGGCAAAACGCGCTTCTGCGGCGGCGGCAACTGTAAATTTTTTGTCTGAACACGGGTTAAAAGTAGAAGTTAATGGTGACGACAAAGATGTATCTGCAAAATTAGCTATGGCATATGCGGCAGATCCTGAGAAGACATCCAAAAAAGCCACCCCAGCCCGTACCGCATCCCTCACACCTGCATCTTTGCTCTTAACAGATCAAATTTTAAAGAATTTTGGGCATTCTGTAGTAGAAAGTGCTACTCAGATACGGCATCTCGTTACAAATAAGTTGATAGAAGAGACAGAGAGTCCTGATGTTCGGGCTAGATTACGTGCTTTAGAGCTTTTAGGTAAGATTGCTGACGTAGGTTTGTTTGCAGAACGCACAGAAGTGACAATAACACATCAAACCACTGATGATTTAAAAGAAAGATTGCGTTCTAAATTAGCAAAACTTGTTAAACCCGTAGAAGACGCTGTTGTTTTGGATTCTTCTACCATAGATTTGGATAAAGAGTTTGGTTTGAAAGATGACTGAGCCTGTTCTTGCGGATGTTGCAGCAGATATGGGGTTTTCCCCCTTAGAAATACAACGAATGTTGGATAATTTAGACGTATATTCGCAAGAAGAGTTAGCAGAAATAGAAAAAATCGCGGATGAATTGGATATTCGCAAACAAAATACCGCAGCGCAGGATGATTTGATAGAATTTTGTAAAAGAATGCAGCCAGATTACAAAGTTGGGCGGCATCACCGCATTCTTGCTGACGAATTGATGGCTATTGAGGCGGGAAATAAGGATCGTATCTGTGTAAACATCCCCCCACGACACGGTAAGTCTCAATTAGTGTCTATATTCTATCCAGCATGGTTTTTGGGGCGTAATCCTAACAGAAAAGTCATGATGGTGTCTCATACTACCGACTTAGCGGTAGATTTTGGTAGGAAAGTTAGAAATCTCATATCCTCAGACGAGTATATAACAATATTCCCAAAGGTTTCCCTAGCGGTAGATAGTAAATCTGCGGGTAGGTGGAATACAAACTTTGGGGGTGAGTATTATGCGTGTGGTATTGGGTCTGCTCTCGCTGGTAGGGGTGCTGACCTCCTGCTCGTTGACGATCCCCATTCAGAACAGGATGTTATCAACGGAAACTTCTCTGTGTTTGAAAAAGCTTACGAGTGGTTCACCTTCGGTGCGCGTACTCGTCTTATGCCGGGAGGTCGAGTAGCAATTATTCAGACCCGTTGGCATATGGATGACCTCACGGGACGTGTAACTAACGATATGGTGAAGAACGAAGGGGCTGATCAATACGAAATTATTGAGTTCCCCGCACTTTTAGATTCTGAAGATGCAAATGGTCGGCCCATACAAAAACCGTTGTGGCCTGATTTCTTTGATTTAGCGGCTTTGGAACGTACAAAAGCATCTATGCCTACGTTCCAGTGGAATGCGCAGTATCAACAAAACCCTACGGCAGAAGAAGCATCTATAGTAAAACGTGAGTGGTGGCAGCTATGGCCCAAAGATGATCCTCCGTCTGTGGAATATATTATCATGTCGCTTGATGCGGCGGCAGAAAAACACAATCGCGCTGACTATACTGCTCTCACCACATGGGGTGTGTTCTTTAATGAGGAAGAAAATGCACATCACATCATCTTGCTACATAGCATAAAGGAGCGACTTGAGTTTCCTGAACTGAAAGAGCTTGCTTTAAGGGAATATGATGAGTGGGAACCCGATGCATTTATTGTGGAGAAGAAGTCTGCAGGAGCGGCGTTATATCAAGAAATGCGTCGTATGGGATTACCTGTACAAGAATACACACCCCATAGGGGTACGGGTGATAAGATGGCACGTCTAAATAGTATTTCGGATATTATTGCCAGTGGTTTTGTCTGGGTCCCTGACAAAAGATGGGCTGAGGAGGTTGTAGAAGAAGTTGCAGGGTTTCCATTTATGTCTAACGATGACCTTGTTGACTCTACAGTCATGGCACTTATGCGATTTAGGCAGGGGGGATTTATTCGTTTACCCACGGATGAGTGGGACGATGAACCGATATACCGCAGACCTGTGGAGTATTATTAGTTTGCGGTCTTCATAAGCCAAACCAACGCAAACAATCCACCAACGCAAAACAAGAATAAAAATATGCCAGCAGCCCACTCTGTAATTGTTTGCCAAGTTTCTATTCTTTTGTATTCATGTTCTCGTTGAGCTTTCCTCACTTCTGCTTCTATCTTCAATAGCTCTTGCCATGCGGATGGACCTAATGTTCCAGAGATCCATGTTCTTAATTCTTCGCGTTGAGCCTGTATCTGCCTACGTTGCACAAATAGTTCCATAGCTTGGGCCTCTATACCGCCACCCAAAGTTTTGTACCACGGAGGTTTTTCTATTTGTTTGGCTGCAAACTCAAAATCACTTAAACTTTTTGACCATCTGGATAAATCTTTACCCATGCTCTCTAGATCTCTTCCGATCTGACAGCCCTTACGGATGGCGTTAAAAGCAGCAGTACAACCTGCGATGGCAGTTACGGGGTCTATCATCTTGTTTTTGTACCATGTATTGTCTACAACCTACTTGGGACTCCACTTCCCGTGTCCCACGGCGAGGCGCGGTGACCCCACCGCCGTGCTTCGCCAACTAAGAGTATAGACCACATCGTGATTTTTGTGTACAGTAAACTAAGTCACACCAGAGAGAGTGCTTATGGCTATCGAAAAACCTATGGTTCCAGCAGAGCTGGATATGGAAAGCAACCCTTCTGAAGAAGAACTTACAGTCGAGATAGTAAACCCAGACGCTGTTTCTATGGAAACAGAAGATGGTGGTGTTGTTATTGATTTTACTGGTGAGGTTACTCAAGATCTTATAGGTCCAGATCACGATTCAAACCTTGCAGAATTTATTGATGAGAGCGATCTGCAATCTATGGCCTCTGAGTTGGTTGAAGATTTTAATTCAGATAGAGAGTCACGGGCTGATTGGGCTAGATCCTATGTAAAAGGGCTTGATCTTTTGGGTATGAAGATAGAGGAGCGTCAGCAGCCGTGGGCTGGAGCCTCTGGTGTATTTCATCCCGTATTGACTGAATCTGTTGTAAGATTTCAAGCACAGGCTATGGGAGAGCTGTTTCCAGCGAGTGGTCCTGTCAGAACTAAAATCATGGGGAAAATGACCCCAGAAAAGACAGATCAAGCTGAACGTGTAGAAACTGAGATGAATTATCTTCTAACCGAGGAGATGACAGAGTATAGGGATGAGCTTGAGCAGATGTTATTTAAACTCCCTCTTGCTGGCTCTGCGTTCAAAAAAGTATATTATGATCCTCTAATGGATAGGCCATGTGCCGTATTTGTCCCATCTGAGGACTTTGTGGCATCCTATGGCACAACTGATCTTATGACCTGTCCAAGATATACACACGTCATGAAGAAAACTAAGAATGAGATCTTAGAGTTGCAGGTTGCAGGGTTTTATAAAGACATAGACCTCCCGGACCCTGCTCCAGACTTTTCTGATATACAAGAAAAGTATGATGAGCTTGATGGTGAGAGCGCAATTATCGAAGATGATGATCGTTATACAATTCTTGAAATGCATATCGACATCAATATGCCCGAGGAGTTTGACGACCCTGATGGTATAGCAAGGCCATATGTCATAACCATAGAGAAGTCTTCACAAGAGATATTAGCTATTAGAAAGAATTGGTACGAAGATGACCCTAAAAAACGGAAGCGTCAGCACTTTGTTCACTACAAATATCTTCCGGGTCTTGGGTTCTATGGGACGGGTCTTATTCACCTCATTGGTGGCTTGGCTAAATCCGCTACGTCTATCCTTCGTCAGCTTATTGACGCTGGCACTTTATCAAACTTACCTGCTGGCCTTAAAGCTAGGGGTATGCGTATTAAAGGCGACGACACTCCTCTTATGCCGGGTGAATTTAGGGATGTGGACGTGCCGGGTGGTGCCATCCGTGATTCGATTACGTTTATTCCTTACAAAGAGCCAAGTGGTGTACTCTACTCGTTGCTTGGAAATATTGTCGAAGAAGGAAGGCGCATAGGGTCTGTTGCCGATATACAGGTTGGTGACATGAATGCTCAAGCACCAGTCGGCACAACTCTTGCGCTTCTGGAGCGGTCCATGAAGGTGATGTCTGGTGTACAGGCTCGCCTTCATGCCGCGATGAAGAAGGAACTACGTCTACTTGCAAAAATCGTTCATGATTATATGCCTGCCGAATACGCATACGAGATGGAAGGTAATTTTAGCAGAACACAAGACTTTGATAAACGTGTTGATGTAATTCCAGTATCTGACCCAAATGCTGCAACTATGTCCCAGCGTATCATGCAGTATCAGGCAGCGTTACAGTTGGCCCAGCAAGCACCACAGTTATACGATATGGGTCAGCTTCATCGTCAGATGTTAGAAGTTCTTGGTATTCAAGACGCTAGTGATATAATCAAGCTACCAGATGAAATTAAACCAGCAGATCCTGTAACAGAAAATATGATGATTATGAAGCAAGAGCCTGTGAAGGTATTTGCGTATCAAGATCATGAGGCCCACATCGCTGTTCATATGGCTGCAGCGCAAGATCCGAAGATTATGCAGATGATAGGTCAGTCTCCGTTTGCAAAGGTTATACAGCAAAATATGGCTGCACATATTACTGAACATGTTGCCGCTCAATATCGTAAGGAGATAGAAAAGCAGCTTGGCGTAGAGATGCCACCACAAGATCAACCACTACCTGAAGACTTAGAGGTACGTGTATCTCGTCTAACTCAAGAAGCGGCTGGTAAGTTGTTGAAGAAAGATCAAGCAGAAGCACAACAACAGCAAATACAGAAACAACAGCAAGATCCTGTTGTGCAAATGCAACAAGCAGAGATGAAATTGAAACAAGCAGAGTTGCAACACAAAATGCAGCTTGATCAAGCTAAACTTCAACTTGAAGCTAAAAAGATAGAATCTCAGAATCAACGCGAAGGTGCAAAACTGGGGGTAGAACTTGCAACAGAGCTTGATAAAAACCAACGCGCAGATCAGCGTGAAGGCGCAAAACTGGGTATAGAAGTGGCACGGGAGCTAACAAAAGGTGGAAGACAGTAGTATAATCACACTCATGCAGCGGGTCATTGCACAATATAAAACAGAAATAGAGTTGTTTTTAGCTGATGGTGGTGCCGAGGATATGAACCGCTACAACAGAATTGTTGGGCGCTATGAAGGATTAAAGACACTTGAAAGGGAGTTAGATGAGTTAGAGAAAAGATTTATTGAAGAATAGAATTTTTTATTCTATTTGATGGTGGGGCTTCGTGGATGAATCCACGCAAGGTTTCTGTGAACCTTTAATCACTGCAAGGTAAATAAATGTATACAGGTAAAAAAACAACTGAGGAGAAAGTAGCAACACAGCTACCACAACCTAAAGGATATAAAATCCTAATAGGTATACCCGAAGTGAGTGAAACAACTGATGGCGGCGTATTTATGCCAGATGGTATGCGATCCGCCGAAGAAACTGCATCAATAATAGGTTTTGTTATCAAGATGGGCAATGATGCTTACTCTGATAAAGACCGATTTCCAAATGGTCCGTACTGTGAAGAAGGAGATTTTGTTATCTTTCGTTCTTACTCAGGCACGCGATTTAAGATTCATGGAAAAGAGTTTCGTTTAATTAATGATGACACTGTTGAAGCTGTAGTTGATGATCCACGGGGGTACACACGAGTATGAGTAATTTAGCTGAAGAGCAAGAGTTCAAAGAAGAAACCGTTGCAGAAGCAATAGAGAGCGCACAGGCTGATGCGCAGGTGGAAGAAAGTGATGACAACTTCGAGATTGAGGTTGTCGATGATACACCTGAAAAAGAAAAGCCTCGTTTAGAAGCGGATAGAGAACCAGAAGTTCCCTCTGAAGAAGAGATAGAGACGTATTCTGCAGGAGTACAAAAGCGTCTAAATAAACTAAAGTTTGAAGCACGGGAGCAAGAACGGCAAAAACTTGAGGCTACTAAATTACAAGAAGAAGCTTTACGTTATGCACAGCAAGTAAAGGCCGAAAACGACAGGTTAAAGAAAACGCTTGATGAAGGAGAGGCCACTCTAATTGATCAGGCGAAAGGGCGTATTGACGCACAGATGGATAAAGCAAAAGCCGCGTATAAGGCTGCTTATGAGTCTGGAGATCCTGATGCACTTCTTGCTGCACAAGAACAACTTACAATTATCCAAAATGAAAAATATCGTGTTGATAGCTACAAACCACAACAAAGAGTACAACAGCAAGATCCGCAGCCTACTTACCAACAACCTGCGGCTCAACCACCACAGGTAGACCAAAAAGCTCTAGACTGGGGAAAGAAGAATACGTGGTTTGAAACAGATCCTGAGATGACAGGATACGCATATGGGCTTCATGAGAAGCTTGTGAAACAAGGTATTGATCCGAGAAGCGATCAGTACTATGATGAAATAGACAAGTCTGTAAGACGAGTCTTTCCAGATAAGTTTGACGATGGGTCAATTGAGGAAGAAGCACCCCAACGTCAGGCCGGTTCCGTGGTTGCCGCACCGTCCAAAGGGACTAAAAAGCCACGCACAGTGCGACTGACCTCAACGCAAGCCTCTCTCGCCAAGCGGCTTGGTCTGACAAATGAGCAATATGCGGCGCAGTTAATGAAGGATATGTCTAAATGACGAACAGAACCTCACGCACCACAGAGACTCGTGAAGAGTCTAAACGTAAAGTGTCGTGGCAGAGACCTTCGATGTTACCTACCCCCGAACCCAGAGAGGGCATTGAGTTCCGCTGGATTCGCACAGCTACCTTGGGAAACGTAGATAACACGAATGTTTCTTCCAGATTTCGTGAAGGTTGGACACCTGTTCGGAAAGAGGACCATCCAAACCTTCACATTGTGTCTGATATCGACTCACGATTTCAAGACAATATTGAGGTCGGTGGATTACTGTTATGCCAGAACTCTACCGAAAATGTTCAAGCTAGGAAAGAAGCACAACTTGATCAGGCACATAGTCAGATGCAAGCTGTGGATAATTCTTACTTGAGACAATCAGACCCTCGTATGCCTGTTTTGAACCCAGAGCGGTCTACGAGGACTTCATTCGGCAAGTAGTTCTACCGAACTTTTGCTTAACCTAGACTAAGGAGAGAAGATATGTCTTCTACTGCTGCTCCCTTTGGTCTGCGTCCAATTGGTCGCTTGGATAGCGGTTCGCTTGAAGTGTTCCGTCAATATCCTGTTGCTTCTGGCTACAATACAAATATCTGCACTGGAGATATTGTACAACTTGTGGATGGTGGCACTGCGACAACAATTGAAAAGCAGTCCGCTACAGGGGATGATAGTACCGCGATTGATATCGTTGGTATCTTTTTGGGCTGTAAGTTTACAGATCCAAATACTAACCAAATGACATTTAGTCAAAAATGGCCTGCAGGTACTGTTGCATCTGATGCAATGGCCTATGTCGTTGATGATCCAAATGTTTTGTTCACAATCCAAGCTGACGGTGCGCCAACAAATACTGGCGATATCTATGGTAAGAATACTCTTTTGGTTCAAACTGCTCCAAACACCACGCTAAACATTAGTCGTGTTGCTCTGGACATTTCTGAGCTAGATACTGATCCTCAAAACCCAATCCGTATTATCGACTATCTTGGCGGTGATCAGGGTGATGAGAAGGGTACATCTTTCCCGATTCTGGTGTGTAAGTTTAATTACCATCAGCACTCGTCAACTACTGGCTCAAGTTAAGGAGGCTGAAACATGGCTATTTCTCGCGCCCAGCTTCTGAAAGAGTTGCTGCCCGGTTTGAACGCATTGTTTGGACTTGAGTACGACAAGTACGAAAACGAACATGCAGAGATATATGAGACTGAAACTTCAGAGCGTAGCTTTGAAGAGGAAACAAAACTTTCTGGTTTTGGTGCTGCACCAGTAAAACCAGAGGGTTCCGCGATCTCATATGATACCGCACAGGAATCTTTCACGGCTCGTTACAACCACGAAACGGTTGCAATGGGATTTTCTATCACAGAAGAAGCGATGGAAGATAATTTGTATGATTCGCTTTCTGCTCGTTATACTAAGGCTCTTGCCCGTGGTATGGCGTACACTAAGCAAACCAAAGCGGCATCTTTGTTGAACACAGGGTTTAGCACCTTCAGTTCAGGTGATGGTGTAACTTTGTTTTCAACTTCGCACCCAACAGTGCAAGGTGGCAACAATGCGAACACATTAGCAACTGCTGCTGATTTGAATGAGACTTCGCTTGAACAAGCTGTGATTGATATTGCTGCGTTCACTGATGAACGTGGTCTATTAATCGCCGCGCGTCCACGCAAGCTTATCATTCCACCAGCGTTGATGTTTGTTGCAACTCGACTTCTGCAGACAGAGTTACGTGTTGGAACAGCAGATAACGATCTTAACGCGTTACGCTCAAACGGATCTATCCCAGAGGGCTATACTGTTAATCACTATCTGACAGATAATGATGCGTTCTTTATCACCACTGACATCCCTAACGGTATGAAGCACTTTGTGCGTACTGCTATGCAGACGGGTATGGACGGAGATTTCGATACAGGTAACGTGCGCTACAAAGCGCGTGAGCGTTATTCATTCGGTGTCTCTGACCCACTTGGAATTTATGGTTCCCCCGGAGCATAAAGTATGTTAGATTAAGGATACTGGTTGACACGCCAGTATCCTCCCCTGTTGGATTGGGGCAACGCAAGTTGCCCCTTTCTTTTTTTATAAACTATGTTATTGTGTTTTTGGGGATCACATGAGCCTTGCAGACAGGATACTCCCCACCTGACGTTGCACAGACTGTAAGGCGAAGCCTTGTGCAAAGGGTGTTTATATGGCTTCTACTACTTTTTCAGGTCCAGTTACGTCTACTGCTGGTTTTATTAGCGGTTCAGGGTCTATTGTTTCGATTGCGGCTGACACAACTATAACAGCAGCTTCACATGCTGGTCGCACCATGAATCTAAATATAGCGTCTGGGGCTACTTGTACTTTACCTGCCGCTTCTGGCACGGGTAATACCTACAAGTTTTTCGTACAAACAACGGTAACCTCAAATAGTTACAAAATCCAAGTTGCTAATGCAAATGATACGATGGCTGGTATTGCAGTTGTGGCAAATGACAGTGACAACACCGCTTCTATTTTTGAGACAGCAGCAGCTTCAGATACAATTACTTTAGATGGCACCACAACAGGTGGCATACTTGGTGGTCAAGTTGAACTGCAAGATGTTGCATCAAACGTGTATCGTGTTTTGATCAATCAATCAGCTACGGGAACAGAAGCTACTCCGTTTAGCGCAGCGGTTTCATAGGTGATGCATGGGTAAGTTGAACATGGGGAAGGGTGTAAAAAAATCAACACCTAAAGAAGCCCCTAAAAAACGTGGAAGACCATCTAAGAAAAAGGATAGCTAATGTCTCAGTCAGATATTTTTGCTGTCACGAAAACCGCTGATGCAACTGTATTCGCAGGTCGCGCACGGGTTCGTCAGATTCAAGTTCATACATCAGGGTCTGGCAGTCCAGCAGTTGTTTTGAAAGATGGTGGCTCAGGTGGAACAACGCTTTTGTCATTAACTTTCACGACATCAAACGTGCATTCAGTCAATATCCCAGATAATGGTATATTGTTTACAACTGATGTGTACCTCGACCTGACTGCGTGTGAGGGCGTCACCGTCTTCTTATCATAGGTGATCTATGGCTGCTAAAAAGGGATCAATGAAAGGCCACACCATAAAAGGTGGTCATAAGCGCCCTACTAAATCAGGTGCGGGTATGACTGCTAAAGGTGTGGCTAAATATCGTAGAGATAACCCCGGTTCCAAATTAAAGACAGCGGTTACAGGAAAAGTAAAAAAGGGAAGTAAGGACGCAAAGAGGCGTAAGTCTTTTTGCGCTCGTTCTGCTGGGCAGATGAAGAAGTTTCCCAAGGCCGCTAAAGATCCTAATTCTCGTTTGAGACAAGCAAGGAAGCGTTGGAAATGTTAGATAAAAAAGTAACAATGGCAATTATAACTACAGTAGTTGGGGTTGTTGGCGCTGTGTCTTATAGTTGGGCAAGCTGGACCACCGAAACACTTATTGCTGTGGATAAACGAACAGAGGTTATGGCTGTTCAGATAGAAGCAATAAAGTTAGAGTTGGAGAGGTTGTATGCAGTTAAATAGCACTGGTGATGATGCAAAAGATCTTGAACTCATTCGCATGGGTAAAGGCGGCAAGACTAAGAAAAAGAAGAAGTCTAAAAGTCGTGTAAACGAGGCTGGCAATTATACAAAGCCGGGTATGCGTAAGCGTTTGTTTAATAGAATAAAAGCTGGTGGAAAAGGCGGAAATCCGGGACAATGGTCAGCAAGAAAAGCGCAAATGTTGGCTTCAGCTTATAAAAAAGCGGGTGGCGGATATAAGTAGTGGACAGTAGGTTGAGAAGAAAAAAGAAAGATCCAGAGAAAGGAACAGGAAAAAAACCAAAGGGTTCAGGCCGTAGGCTTTACACTGATGAAAATCCAAAGGACACGGTAAGAATAAAGTATGCTACTCCTGCAGACGCTAGGGCAACAGCAGCAAAAGTTAAAAAGATTAATAAACCATACGCAAGAAAGATACAGATACTTACTGTGATGGAGCAAAGAAGCAAAGTGGCTGGTAAAACAGAACAGGCACGTATAGCTAAAAAAGCTAAAGAAAGTTTAAGGAAAAAACATGGCTCTAAAAAAGTCTCAAAAAAGCCTTAAATCTTGGACGAAGCAAAAATGGCGCACGAAGAGCGGGAAGCCTAGTTCTAAGACTGGTGAGCGGTATTTACCTAGCGCGGCTATTAAGTCTCTTAGCCCTGCTGAGTATGCAGCCACAACACGAGCAAAGCGAAAAGGCAAGGCTGCAGGTAAGCAGCATGTGGCTCAACCTAAGAACATTGCAAAGAAAACCAAAAAATTTAGAAGTGTGGTGACATAATGGCTGTAGTAACACCTGATATGACAGAGATATTTGAGGAAGCATATGAACGTGCTGGCCTTGAAATGCGTACAGGTTATGATCTTAGAACAGCTAGACGTAGCCTTAACCTTTTAACATTGGAGTGGCAGAACCGTGGTCTTAATCTCTTCACTATTGAATCGGGTACGATCTCTGTTACGGCAGGTACAGCAACGTATACCCTTCCTTCAGACACAATCGACATCATCGAACATCAAATCCGAACAGGAACAGGAACAAGTCAAATCGACACAGCCCTCGAAAGAATCAGTGTCGCAACCTACGCCCAACAAACCAATAAAAACACCCAAGGCAGGCCAACGCAAATCTTCGTCCAAAGGCTCTCGACAGAAACAAAAGTAACTCTATGGCCTGTGCCAGACAGTTCGTACTCGATATTTTATTACAGGCTAAAGGGAATAGATGGTCTTTCTTCTGGTGTGGGGTCTACGATAACTTCTGTGCCGCCACGTTTTGTTCCGTGTTTGGCTGCGGGTTTAGCGTATTATATTGCAATGAAAAAGCCAGAGGCATCTGCTAGAGTTTCTGCTCTTAAACAAGAGTATGAGTTTCAATTTGAGCTTGCTGCTGGAGAGGACGAAGAAACAGCTTCTATTAAGTTTGTTCCTTATGACACATTTATGTTAGGTGCTTAAATGAGTTACGCAAGAGGCAAATATGCTTTTGGTTTTTGTGACAGAACAGGATTTAGATATCCTTTAAAAGATTTAGTTCCTGAATATAAAAATGGAGTAAAGACAGGTCTTCTTGTTGGTCGAGATGTTGTTGATCCCGACCATCCTCAAAATTTTCTAGGTAGAGTTAAAATATTTGATCCTCAATCTTTAAGAAATCCTAGACCAGACCCAACCCTTAGAGAAGTATTTGTTCCTGTAGGAAACGGTGTTTTTCCTCCAGTTGATTTTTTAAATCCCATGTTAGGTCAGGTAGGATCTGTTATAGCCACTGGCTCTGCTTCTTCTTCTACCGTGACTTTAACAGGAGTTAATGCTACAGGTTCTGTTGGGTCAGCCACTGCTGTGGCACCTAATGTGAGTATATCAATTTCTGGTACGTCAGCTACAGGTTCTTTGGGAACTGTTGCGATTACTTCCCCAGTAATTGGCTCTTTTACGGTTACGGTTGCATCATACTATGGTGCTAACAAATATTACATTGGTGGAAGTCGCCAAGCAACTGTTAATCTAAATGAGGGAAGCACTTACAGATTTGATCAATCAGATTCAAGTAATAGTGGTCATCCTTTGAGACTCTCTACAACATCTGATGGCACACATGGTGGTGGATCAGAATACACAACCGGGGTTACAACTGTAGGAACTCCGGGCAACTCAGGTGCATACACGCAAATCACAGTAGCAAGTGGTGCGCCCACACTGTACTATTATTGTACAAATCACTCAGGTATGGGTGGTCAAGCCAACACACCATAGGAGATTAATATGGCTATGAAGAAGAAAGGTTACAAAAAGGGCGGCGTCACCAAAAAGATGGGCGGCGGTGCTATGAAGAAAAAGCCTGTGGCTATGAAGAAAGGCGGTGCTGCTAAAAAGATGGGCGGCGGCATGATGAAAAAGAAAGGTATGGCTAAAGGCGGTAAGATGCCAATGGTCAAAGGAAAAGATGGAAAAATGATTCCAGCTTTTGCCGCTGACGGTAAAGGAAAAATGAAAAAAGGTGGCACCGTTAAAAAGATGTACGGCGGTAAAATGAAAAAGAAAGGCATGGCTAAAGGCGGCGCTACCAAGAAGATGGCTGGTGGAAAAATGAAGAAAAAAATGATGGCTAAAGGTGGCGTTATGCGTGGTGGTGGCGCAGCAACAAGAGGAAAAAGATTCTCAAGATCAGCATAAGTCTAGTTTAGGGAAGTAACTATGCCTTATCTACAAAGTAATATCCCGCACTTTAAGTGCTGGGTTAGACGCGAGTATACATGTAACCACGAAGCCTATCACGGTGAGTTTCTTCATGCGATGGCGATAGCGGTTACAACAATGCCAAACAGATGCTTGAGTTTTCAAGTTATCTTTACGGGTTGTGAGGTTGATGATGAAGGAGAAGAGAATGTACACGGCGGTGCAATGTGGGCGAGAATGCCTATAACTGCGTTAGTAGCAGATGAGCCGTATGAGGAGTGGCCCACTCCAATGGCAGTGCATGATGCACAACCGTGGGACTGCTCTTCTTATACACATGCCGTGTACATCCTTGACAGGGCAACACCTTGCCCTTGGTTAGCTAAGATAGATGGAGAGATGTATCCAGCAAAGTATCTATTTACTGTGGACTATTCTGAAAGTGAAATCGCTGATGATCCAGCGCAGCATAAACAAAGCCATGTGATGCAACTATTAGATGCTGGAGAATGGACGGGTAATATTATTGCTTTGCCAAACAATCGCGTGAGGGTGACTCATCCAGCATGGTTTGAAACAGGGTCAGGAGCGCCAGATTTCAAGCCATCTCAACATATACACTATTCAAAATCTGATTTAGATTATACACTCGATGTTAATCGAATATTCGACAATCTCTATCAAGAGGAATAAAAGTTCAAATGAACTATTCTGAATTAACTGACCTTATAAAAGAATACACTGAGAATACGGAAACAACTTTCGTAGCTAATATAAATGATTTTATTCGACAAGCAGAAGAGCGTATATATAGATCTGTATTAATACCTGAACTTAGAAAAAATGTGACGGGTACTGTATCTTCTGGCACTCCATATTTAGCTAGGCCAACAGACTTTTTATCTGTATTCTCCTTGGCTGTTTTAGATGGAAGTAGCAATTATAGTTATCTTTTAGATAAAGAGGTAAATTTTATTAGAGAGGCATATCCATCTGCGTCAACGACAGGTCTTCCAAAGTATTATGGTATCTTTGATGGTGACACGTATTCAGGTGGATCTGAGACATCTAACGGTCATTTTATATTAGGTCCGACACCAGATTCAAATTATACCATAGAGCTTCATTACTATTACGACCCACCTTCTATTATTACATCAACGACATCTTGGCTTGGAGACAACGCAGAAACTACGCTTTTATATGGATGTTTGTTAGAGGCGTATACTTTTATGAAAGGCGACTCTCAGATATTTCAAATGTATTCTCAAAGATATATGGAGTCCTTGAGAGAGATGGCGTCTTTAGGTGTTAAGCTTAAAACTGATACATACAAAGAACAGGCAGCATAATGTTTGAAGCACATATGAGCGTACCCACTGTCTCTGTCATAACGACACAAAACAGAGGTCAAACACCAGAAGAGGTTGCCGCACGTTGTGTTGAAAAAATTGTAGAAGTTTCTGAAAATGCACACCCCGCATTGAGAGATCAGGCAATAGCGTATCGTGATGCTGTTCAACAGGTTATAACTCTTTACATGAAAGAGGCTATAAAAAGTGACAGAACTACGGTATACAATGCAATCAAGGATGCTGGGCAACCCAGTCTAGCAGAAGCCATAAGGAGAATTTAGCATGGCAATTACACAGGCAATGTGTACTTCTTTCAAGAAAGAGCTTCTGTTAGGAGTGCATAGGTTCGGAACAAATTCAGCAGATACGTTTAAGTTGGCGTTGTATACAAGCAGTGCATCTCTTGACGCTGCATCAACAGCTTTTACTACCTCAAACGAAGTTTCTGGGACAGGATATAGCTCTGGTGGTGGCACCCTTACAGGAGTCGCGCCAGCAACAAGTAGCACAACCGCATTTACAGATTTTGCAGATTTAACCTTCAGTAGTTCTAGTATTACAGCGAGGGGTGCAATGATTTATAACAGCACTCCAAGTGCTAATGATGAATCTGGTAGCTCTCTTACAAACCCAGCGTGTGTTATTCTTGATTTTGGTTCTGACAAAACATCATCGAATGGTGATTTTACTATCCAGTTTCCTACAGCAAGCTCAAGTGCTGCAATCATTAGGATTGCGTAATTATGGCGGTCCTCGTCAACAGAGCTAAGATGACAACCGCGACCACGGGGACGGGGACTATTACGTTGGGATCTGCTCTTGGTGGGTTTCAAACGTTCACTGAGGCGGGTGTGACTGATGGTCAAACAGTGCAGTATTGTATTGAAGATGCGGCGAACTTTGAAATAGGCACAGGAGTTTTTACAGCCTCTGGTACTACGCTTACCCGCAGTGTTTCTGAGAGTTCAAACTCTGACAATGCAATAAATCTTTCTGGCACAGCTATTGTTTTTATAACGGCGGTGGCGGCTGATCTCACAAGCAACGTGGCGATTACAGGGGGCAATATATCAGGGATCGTAGATCTTGCTGTATCAGATGGTGGCACGGGGGCGTCTTCTGCATCAGCAGCTAGAAATAATTTGGATGTAGATCGAGCGGGAACTGCTTTGGCGTTAGCGATTGCGTTAGGATAAGACATGGCAAATACGTTTAAGAATTATCATACAGCGTCGATAGGGACTAGCGCATCTACTGTTTACACGGTTCCGGGATCGACAACAGCCGTAATTATTGGTCTTAATCTGGCGAATAGGACGGGTAGCCAAATACTTGTAGATGTGCAACTTTCTTCAACGTTTGTTGTGAAGGACGCGCCTATACCCGGCGGGTCGGCTTTGTCTGTGCTAGATGGTAAAATGATTGCAGAGGCGGCGGAAACTATTGTCGTTACTTCTAATACTGCGTCATCTGTAGATGCAATTGTGTCTGTTCTGGAGCAAACCTGATGGCAGGATATATTGGAAATAGGGCTGTTGCGTTAAGCACTACGGCTGCAAACGTGACGGGTACAATTACAGCAGGTGCCTTAGACATATCTGGCGATACGGATGTAGATGGTACAACAAACTTAGACGTTGTGGATATAGATGGTGCTGTAGATATGGCATCCACTCTTGCCGTTGGTGGGGTTGTTACTGCTAACGCTGGTGTGGTTGTAGATAACATCACCATAGATAGTAACGAACTTGATATAAGCACGAATTTTACGATAGATGCTTCGGGGTATATTATAATAGATTCTGACGATGGCAACATTTATTTAAATGACAATACTGTTGGCTTTGGTCAAATTAGTGGAGCTAGTCAAAACCTTACGTTTAAATCATCAGCTTCAGACAAAGATATGATTTTCCAAGGGAACGATGGTGGTTCTGCCATTACAGCATTGACACTTGATATGTCTGAGGCTGGGGCTGCTACGTTTAATGCAGGTGCTACTTTCGGTGGCAACATCATAACAAATGCTGGGGAGGTCCAAGTAAGTCCAGCATCGGGCACTGCAAAACTGCGACTCACTTCTCAAGGATCAGGTTCTGAAGTTTTTAGTCTTTGTGGGCAGATACCCGGCACAAGCAACACTGGTTTTTCTATACGAAACGAAACTGATAGCAGAAACGATTTAGTCATTGATGGTAGCGGCAACGTGGGGATCGGGACGACTTCGCCCGTTTCTAATACACCTTTGACCTTAGAGCCTGCATCTGGGTATACTGATGCACTGCAATTAAGGTCCGTTGGAACCAATATTGATAGTCGGATTAATATCGCTCCAACAGGTAGCGGCAACGCTCAAATTAATAACAGCGCAGGAACAGCTATAGATTTTCAAATTTCTGGCGTTGACAAAATGATACTCGACAGCAGCGGTAATGTAGGGATAGGAGTTTCGCCAGAGACTACATCTAATGGGAAAAGCCTTACAATAAATCGTACAGTAATTAATGACGATGACGCTGGTTCTTTTCACATCTCTCAAAATGCCTATTACAATAGTGCTTGGAAATATGTGGAAAACGGCACTGGTGAGAAAATTACTTTTGCATCTGGAGTGATTACATTTGATAGAGCAGCAAGTAACAGTGGTGGAGCAGACGCATCACTTACTTGGTCTGAAAGTATGCGCATTGACAGCAGCGGCAACGTGGGAATTGGGACGACAACCGTTCATGCTGATCTTCATCTTGGTGCTGCAAGTCCACACATAGACATTGGCCCATCAACGGGAAACCGTGGTAAGGTAGGCTTTGATAGCAACAATGTTTATATTGGGTCTACATCAG